CTAGGATTTCCCCTAGCCCGACCGGCAGTGTCTAAATTGACGGCGCGCTCACTCCAAGCGTGAGCTTGCCCCAATCGGCGTCTGACAGTCCGCCACGGATACGCCATGTAATGGCCTCTTTGGCGCTTAGTCCGGCCATGACCAGTGAGCACAGACCCTCGGACTCCCGAACTCCCATGATCACCGGCAGCCGGTCGGCTTCCGCCTTAGCCCTAAGCTGACGTACGTAGGTCAGCACAGCGGTAACCTTTGACTGGCTCATGCCCGTTGCCAGGCAAAGCGATTCCTCAACCGCATCATCATAGTAGATCGGAATCTTGACGAATCGGTTAAGGGTAGCCTCATCTAGAGCCTGCCTGCCCTTATAGGTCCGGTCGGCTCCCCGGCCGTACGTGTTGAGTGAAGCTATCACGTAGCAATCCGGGTGCAGCTTGATCATCTTGTCCGGGAAGCCAAAGTGCCCGTTGGACAACAGCGAGTTGAACACTGTCAGGACACCCGGATTACCGGCATCAAACTCGTCAAGGTGCAAGATGCCGCCATTCTCGGCCCATTCACGGACAAAGGTTGCCACCGTGTTACCGTTGGCATCCTTATAGCCGATCACCCGTGACTCGGCCATAGTCGGCCCAAGCGCAATCTCATACAGCGTGACCTGCAACGCTTCTGAGACGTGTTGCGCAAGGGTTGACTTGCCACTGCCAGCCGGACCTACCAGCATGACATGCTTACGGATACCCGGCGCGTTCAGAACTGCCAGAACCTTCGGCAGCATCTTGTGAGCGCCGGTGATCGTAACCGACTGCTTGTCATGTTGCTTGATCTCGATTGTCAGTGGAGCGAACTTGGCATCGATAGCTGTTACTACCTCTGTCATGCGCGCATTCACCACTGAGTCAACCTGAGCAATGATTGCGGTCATGTCTACGGTTGGTGCCAGGCTGGCCAGTAGTTCAGCCAGCTTGGTTGCAGCATCCGCGTTGCCTGCCGGCGTTGTCACCGGTTCGTAGATCGGCTCGCTTGGGTTGGTGCCAGGCTTGGGCAAGCAAGTGTGCCGCTTGCCCGTTGCCTTCTCAGTCAGGACAAAAGCACCATTGACCGTGTAACCCTCCCGATCCGTGCATTCCTTGCACGTGTCGTCAGGGCGTGACTGGTCATGTGCCCAGTAAAGTCCATCCTGCCCAAACGTCTTGCAACGCTTGCACGGCTGGCGTGTAGTCCTACTGTTATGCTTGATCAGTATTTCTGACATTTGCCCGTTCCCTCTCCCTCTCACAGGATTTGTCCGGTTTTGCTTACCCGGACACTTAGCACTTGCCGTTACCCTAGCAAGCAACGGCAGACAGGTATCTGACTGACTGACGACCTGTCTCCCGCAACGCGCTAGCGAATGTGCCCTACGTAGATCAGATAGGCAACCCAGTAGTTCCGGCCGCCGCTATGCGGCAGGCAGTGACGGATTGCACAGTGAGCGTATTGCATGATCACCGGCAGGCATCCGCCGGTTATCAGGTGACCGATCATGCGAACCGTACTCCGAGTGCTGATAGCTGAGTCATGGTCGGCACGCTGAGCGGCTGGCAGTCGAAATCAGGCAGAGTATCAACCGCCTTGAATCCTTCGGAGGTAAGCACCTCAACAGTGTTGCGAAAGACGTTGCTCTCATGCCTTGTCTGCCGCATGACTGTTTTCTGTGAGCCGTAGCCATTGTTCTTAAACGTTATAACGAAATACATCATGCGTTGTTTCTCCCTATTCCTCACGGTGAATGACCACTTAGGAAGCATGGGACAGACAGGTTTGCTACTGGCAATTTGGTGAGTATCCTTAACGATCACGAATCGTTCCGGTTTACGTCTTTTCAGCCACGTAGCCGGATGACGCCGGCTTACCCTTCCGACGTTACCTATCCACGCTGTTCATAGCACCCGCTAACGGGCTGTAGTGGCTTTCCCAGGTCGCGCCTAGCGGCTTACAGCGTTACCCATGCGCTAGGCATCCATCGGTTCCCATGCTCCCTAAGCAACCGCCAGTCTTACGGCTGGCAGTCACTTGTGAGAAGTGAGAGAGAGTCTTTAGGTCCGCACTGTTACGTTTCAGGACACTCGCACGTGTAAGCCGGTTTCGAGTACGAGTTACTTAGCAACGATTGGATACGTCCGCCGTCCGCTCGCACATGTGAACGTTAGCTAGCTCACCTATGCTTCCCGACCTTGCTCGGGATGACTATTCAGTTGACAAGTAACGATTGGCATTCAGTCCGCCTAGCCGCTCTTGCTAGCTAGCCTAGCTGGCCTGTCTTGCTGTTGTCGTACGGTGGAACATGCACAACATTGCCGTAGAGGCTGAACCTTGTCAAACTGTACTGGCGAGTAACTTACGGCTAACCGTGTTTGCCCAGGTCAGGCTAGGTAAGAAAGTTCTTAGGTCGTTAGCTTTGCTAACGATAATCCCCTCCTAGTTAACCTGCGGTCAAGTAGGGAATCCCCTGCGAGTGCCCGGTATGCCCTGGTAAACATGCGTGTCGTGATACCCCGTGCCAGTGCAGCTCTCAGATGCCTTCTAAGCCCCTGGCTTGCTTCTTAGGGTACGGGGGTGGGGTAGCCAGGGGTATCCGCCCGTAGGGGCTTCTCAGCCCCGTTCAGGGCATGGCCTGGCTTGGTCTTGCCTGCCTCTCGGGCTGGCGTGGTGCTGGCATGGGATGTGGGGAGGTAGGTGTCTCCCATCATCCGGCCCACGGGCCGGGCAACCATCCCCTACCCCCCACCAAGTGGTTAGCAAGGCTAACTACCTAAGGGTTCTTAGCCTCCGGCTAAGGGCATGGTCAGGGGCTTGCCATCGGCCGGGGGTGGTGGTGACCAGGGCAGTTGCCGGCGTTTGCCGGCCGGGATGGTGGGGAATTCCGGCTACCCAACCGCAAAATTTATACTGGACCATCTGACACTGGTTTTTGATCTTGATAGGGACAGGAGCCCAAAACTTTTTTCAGGTAGAACCCCAGGTCAGGGGCTATGTCTAAAAAATCATGGAAAAAGTGAGAAACGTTTGGGTAAGGTTTCCTCTATATATATAGTGGGGGTAGTTAGTTACTAGTAGTAAAGCGAGCCCTTGAGGGGCTCGCGTATAGTAGTAGTACCCCTGGTTAGTATCCACGGGTTGAGCTGTTACTGGATCAGGCCGGTTCTCCCCCGGTTACCCGCTACCCGTGGCGGATGCCCGAAGGGCATCTTTGATTGACAGCGGCTTCGCCGCTCAGGCTAGCTGGAAACCCGAGGCAGGCGTCACCCCCTCCGGGTGAGACGCAGGGCAGCCGCTGGTGGGTGCATCCACTACGGTTAAGGGATAACAAAGGCGGGTTCCCCGCTAACATGGGGGCCGTGTAGGGCTACCGGCTAGCCGACTGCGCCCGACTCGTTCAATGGCAGGACGCCAGCCTTCCAAGCTGGCTATATCGGTTCGAGTCCGGTGTCGGGCTCTTAGTTAGGTATTACGAAGAATGAAAACGACGCGGTGTGGAGCAGTTCGGTAGCTCGGCGGGCTCATAACCCGTAGGCCGTGGGTTCAAATCCCACCACCGCTACTGAGGGCGAGGCGGAAGTAAACGAAGCGCAAGGCCGTGGACCTTGCATAAGCCAGTGAAAGTCTGGTCACCCTCCCCAATTAAGGCGGGCCTGACGGCTGATGTCCGGCAGGACCAAATGAAGGGGCACCCGATTAGGCACCGGCGAGGCCAGCCGGTGCTATTCTATTAATCCCCTCGCCCGCTGCTTATTTGCTTACCCATATGGGGCCGTAGCACAGTTGGATAGTGCAACTGGTTTGCAACCAGTCGGTCGCAGGTTCAAGTCCTGCCGGCTCCACGGCGGGGGTGATATCTGGCATGGTTCAGTTTTACCCTCGGCCCAGCAAGACTGCATAAAGATCGTTTCCCCCGTAGGCCAATTGGCAGGCCGCCGGTCTCTGGAACCGGAGACTGGTGGTTCGAGTCCACCCGGGGGAGCGAGGTCTCCGCAAGGGTAGGTGTCATCCTGAGACTAGTGAAAGCCTTTGCAAAACAGTCCGGTTTAGCTCAGTCGGCAGAGCGTCCGCCCGTTAAGCGGAGGGTCGCTGGTTCGAGCCCAGCAACCGGAGCCCTCCTGACGAATGGACAGCAATGTTCCCTCGCCTGTGGCACCGGATTGCCGGTGCAGTAGCAGTCCCTCTGCTTGCAGCCGGCCTGCTCATTATCTCCCCGGCCGCCTCCGTGGCCTCACCCACGGGGGCCATGTCTCTTGTGTCATCTGCTGTTACGCAAGAGGTCACTGTGCCAGCTTTCCGTAAGCAGGCGGTCGAAATAAGCTCTGTGCTTAACTCCGGCCACGGCCTTCCCCCTCCGGCCCCCATGAGACTACGGGCCTACAGGTGGGCTAAGACCCAGCTAGGAAAGCCTTACGTATGGGGCGGTACCGGGCCGGCTAGTTACGACTGCTCAGGACTAGTCATGGTCTCCTATGACCATGCGGGCGTCAGTCTTCCCAGGACAACGTATGACATGCTGGCAAGCGACCTGCTGCGGCCAGAGACGCATGGCCAGGCCCGTAAGGGTGACCTGGCGTTTTTCGGCTCGGGGCATGTTGAGATCGTCGCGGGCAAGTGGATGACGTACGGAGCCCAGGAGCCAGGAACTAACGTTGGCTGGCACAGGTGGACCTACGCAGGCTGGTCTCCTACCATGTTTTTCCGGGTGGTCAAGGGCTAGTGACCTTCTACGACGGCCTGATACTCAGCGCGGTGTCAGTAGCAGTCTTTTTCGTCCTGTTCATTCTCATGCTCCGCTACTAGTGAGGGATCACTTTGACACTTGCCAGGAACCCGGCAGACCGTCTTGTCGTCAGCCCTGGCAGTGTGGGGCGTCCCGGTAACAGCGGGACCAAGGTAGCACTTGCTGAGGATGATCCACGGCGTTGCACGGCCCACTGGAAGGACGGGTCAGGCAAGCGCTGCGGGCGCTACGCAGACAGCGGGACGAACGTGTGCCATACCCACGGTGCCGCCGCTCCCCAGGTCAGGCAGAAGGCCGCTCAGCGCCTCTCAGAGGCACGTCAGCGTGCGGAAGCCCAGAGGTTCCTGAACAAGCAGGGCATCCCTGATATAGACGACCCGCTGGACGAGCTTATGCGGCTGGCCAGTGAGGCTACGGCCTACCGTGAGGTCTACCGCAGTATGATGGACCAGTTGCTGATGGCCGATGAAGTCCGGTACGAGCACCGGGCGGGCGAGCAGCTTCGGGCTGAGATCGCCCTGTGGGAGCGTTCGGCTGAGCGCTGCCTGAAGATTTACGAGACGATTACCCGTCTTGGCATCGCAGAGCGCCAGACCCGTATCCGCGAGGCAGAGCTTATACTCATAGCCGAGGGCATCAGGGAAATCCTGCGCCGGCTGGAACTGTCGCCGGAACAGCGGAAGCTTAGCATCAGGGTAGTACCCGAGGTTCTGCGAGAGCTTGAAGCGCCCAAGGTTAAGTAATGGGAGCTTACGAGGCGCTTGCTCGTATCTTTGAAGACGAGCAGATGAACAATGACCCCGTTCAGTGGGCACTGGAACGGGCAGGGGTCCATCTCTGGTCTATCCAGCGGGATATAGCCAGGTCGGTATCCGAGCACGGGCATACAGCCGTCCAGTCTGCCCACGGCCTGGGAAAGAGCTTCCTTGCTGCCGTTCTCGCGGCGTGGTGGATCGACACTCACCCGCCCGATGACACGATCGTCATCTCAACTGCACCCTCACAGGATCAGGTCCACGGCATCCTCTGGGAGGAAATCAGGGGCCTGCACTCTAAGGCTAACCTCCGGGGCATCGTGCAGCGGACAGACAGGTGGCTGATCGGCGATAGGATTGTCGGCATGGGCCGCAAGCCCCCCGACTACTCACAGTCGGCGTTTCAGGGATGGCATCGCCGCTTCGTTCTCGTCGTTCTTGACGAAGCATGCGGAATCCCCTCAGGTCTCTGGACTGCCGTCGAAACCGTTACGACAGGGCAGCACTGCCGGATTCTGGCAATCGGGAACCCCGATGACCCTAACAGCCACTTCAGGCGGCTGTGCCAGGGCGCACCCGGCTGGAAGTCCTTCAAGATAAGCTGCTTCGACTCCCCGAACTTTACGGGTGAGCCTGTACCTGACTACCTGCGTGAAGTCCTGACGCCCGTGTCATGGGCCGACGAGAGGGCCGCAGAGTGGGGTATAGACAATCCGCTGTACATCTCGAAGGTTCTCGGGGAGTTCCCGACAGATCACCCGTGGTCTGTCGTCCGCATGAGCGACTTGTACGCTTGCGGTATACCTGCCCCGCGTACCCAGAAGGAAATGCTGCCGGTCGAGCTTGGCGTTGACGTAGGCGGCGGCGGGGACGAAACCGTCATCAGGGAACGACGCGGGATAATCGCGGGCCGTGAATGGCGGGAGCGCTCAGACCGCCCGGAGACTATCTCCCGTCTTGTGCTGGCTGCTATCAACCAGAGTGGCGCAACGAGAGTCAAGGTCGATGCAATAGGCATCGGGGCCGGGCTTGTGGGAGAATTGCGTAACCTGCGTGACCGGGGAGCGCATAACGCGGACATCATAGCGGTATCGGTGTCCGAGAGGGCTTCAGACCCTAACATGTACTACAACCTCCGATCCCAGATTTGGTGGGAGGTAGGCAGGCTCGCTGCTGAGGCACGCATCATGGACCTGTCCCGCATGGAAAATGCGGACGCAACCATTGCACAATTGCTTGAGCCACGGTACAAGCATGACCTACGAGGACGGATACAGGTTGAGCCAAAGGACGAGATCAGGAAGCGGGCCGGCCGCTCGCCAGATAACGCAGATGCGCTGCTACTCGCCTTCTACACGCCACCCGGAATCTCGGTGGCCGAAGAATGGTTCGATCTAATTAAGACGGGACGCTACTAGAACATGGCATGGCTATCCCGCAAGCGCCTGGCCGAGCTTGAGGAACTTGAGAAGGCACGCAATGCCGCTCCAATGGGAGGCAAGGATGCTTCTCAACTGGTCAACCTCATGGTCAGGGCGAGCGGCAGGGATGTTGACCTGGACTTTAACGGGTCTCCGCTGCTACGCCCCGAGGAATGGCTTGACGCCTTCGGGCCGGGGCATCCTCTCGGGATCGAGCCGCTAGACCGCCCACGGCCTGATAGCGGCCTTCCTGACCCACGTCAGTACCAGTACCCGGTCAGTAACAACCTCCGGTACTTCTCTGACCGCCTGGTCGGCTGGGATACCCTCAGGTCAACCTCCGAGACTCCGCTGTTCCGTGCTTGCATCGAAGTTAAGAAGCAGGAGCTTAGCACCCTTGACTGGGTTATCAGGGTAAGCCCCGAGGCTGCGGAGCAGCAGGCGAGGGAAGCAGGCACCTCTAAGGAGGACATCGAAGCCCGGCTTCGCGTGCAGTACAAGGACGAGATCAAGCGCTGCACCGATTTCTGGGAGAATCCCGACCGCCGGAACGGAAGGGACTTTCAGGAGTGGATTTCGATTGCCCTTGAGGAACAGCTTGTTTTCGACGCCATCGCAATCTACCCCCGGCGCACCTACGGCGGGGAACTGCTGGACCTGATGCTCATAGACGGATCGACTATCAAGCCGATCCTTGACGAGCAGGGCAGCCGGCCGGAACCGCCTTCCGTTGCCTACCAGCAAATTCTGTACGGTTTCCCCCGTGGCGAGTTTCAGGCTGACTATCTTACCGACCCGAAGACTGGCCAGCAGACGGTACCTGGCGGGCTACAGTCAACACAGCTAGTATACCGGCGTCGTGTTCCCCGGCTGCATAACCCTTACGGGTTCGGGCCGACAGAGCAGGCGCTGCTTGACGGGCTGCTTTACAACAAGCGGTTTGAGTGGATGCTCTCGGAGTACACGCAGGGCACGGCAGCACGAGGCTGGGTTAAGGTACCCGAGAATTCGCCTTTTAGCGCCCGGCAGATTCTTGAGATGGAGAGGCAGTACAATGACCGTTACGGCGGTCAGACTGCCGAAAGGTACCGCCAGCAGTTCATGCCCCCCGGCTTTGAGCTTCAGGAAAACCACGCGATCGAGGAACGCTACAAGGCCGACTACGATCTTCACCTGATCAAGCTTGTGGCAATGCACTTCGGGCTGACTGTGACTGAGCTTGGCTTCACGGAACAGGGTGGCCTTGGTTCCAGCGGTTACCATGAGGGACAGCAGGATATCCAATTCCGTAAGGGCCTCCTGCCGGACACCCGGTGGTTCAGCAAGTTCCTTACCATGATAAGCCGCACGCAGCTTCAAATGTCGCCTGACCTTGAATTTGCCTTCCTCGGGATGGATGACGAGGATGAGGCGTCCGCTGATAGCGTAGATGAGAACCGGGTTAAGTCTGGCCGGATGACCATCAATGAAGCACGAGTCCGTGCGGGAATGCCGCCTGTCGGCGTACCTGAGGCGGATATGCTTCACGAGCAGACCGCCCGTGGCGTAGTGTTCCTTGACGGTGCGTCTAAGCTCGCACCAGCCGGGGTAATGATCGAGCCCGCCAGCGAGAAGGTCAACACCGACCCGGAAGGGCAGCCGGTGTCACCGACACAGCGACGCCCGGTCAAGTCCACTAGCCCCCAGACGGGGGCTGCCGCTAAGGATATAGCGGATGAGATCAGGGCATACCGGAAGTGGGACAAGCGTAACCCCGGTGCAGCCCGTCCATTCAGGTTCGAGATGGTGACCGCAGACCTTGCTAAGGACTTGGCCCCGGACCTGATCGACCAGGGAAACGTAGAGTTCGCTAAGGGTGATGCGGACCCAAAAGCGCCCTGGTCGCCCTATTCGAGTCTAGGATAGCGGCAGCACTAGGCGACAAGGACAAGCTCTGGCGAGTCCTGGTCAACCTGTGGGCAAGAGCCTACGATCTGGGCGTAGAGGATATTGCCGATATCCTTGGTATCGCATCTGATAACCCGTTCGGGCTGACGACGCTGCTCGAAGCCCTCGGCCCCGGCTGGGTGAACCAGATACTCTCAGTGTCTAAGCCGATAGCTAACAGGGCTCTGATGATCGCGGTAACCGAGATATCGCGTGCGTACAACGCCGGGCGGGTGGCGATGTACCGGAAGGCAGGTATAACTACCTTCCACTGGGAGACTACGAGTCCGGTGCCCTGTGCCTTGTGCATAGAAAACTCGGAAGCACCACCCCGGTTCTACGGTAACCCCTACCCGACAGGGGCTATCGACCCGCCACAGCACCCGTATTGCGAGTGCATCCTAGTAGGAGAGACAGAGTAACTTGCCAGAGACGGTAATTAAGCTGCGGATCAGCGTTGAAGACGCTGACCCCCGAGAGGTCTGGGACGGCCAGGGGCTAGCTGGCCTTGTCGTCAAAGAACAGGCTGAGCAGCGGTACACCCTTACCGTGGCATATCCGGTTAACAAGCCGGACGTGGCGATGGCCCGAGACGGGCATCGTGACTTTGCCAGCGTGGAAGCGGTGGAAAAGGCCGCCTGGCGTTACCTGGCCGACTCACCTGTCGTGGGGCAGTGGCATGAAAGCGGAACAGACGGAGCAGGCCAGGTCGTAGAGTCCTATATCTGGCGCTTCGGCGATCAGGTAGTCAAGGCGGCTAACGGGGCCGAGTACACCATAACCAAGGGTGACTGGCTCGTTGGCATCGTCTGGGACGAATCAGCGTGGGACAACTTCAAGAACGGCACGGCGACGGGCGTGTCAATGCAGGGCAAGGCCACCCGCAAGACCCCCGATGCCGAAACCATCATGAGCCTGAGGAATTAAGGTGCCCGTTAGCAAGCAGATTTCAGTCGAGCTTGATCCTTCGATCACTGAGCTTGACGACATTAACCCTACCCGGATCGATCAGGTTGGACTTCCTGCTAGCGGTATCCCCGTCCTGTTCATGAAGTCGATTGATGTCTCCAAGGCAGTTAACCCTGCCGGCGGCATAGACGAGAAGCCAGATATCGATGGTGCGGAGAGTATCCTGCAACTGCTGGCAGGTCTTATCCAGAGCGAAGCAGCCGAGATGAAGATCGGCTCATGGGATGAGGCTTACGATATCCAGCTTCTCAGCGAGATAGCTTCACTAGTCCGGTGCTTCCGTGACCGGGAGATGTGGGGCGACGAAGACGACGGTACCGTGCAGAAGGCTCAGGATGACTTCGCTAAGGAAGTCTACGAGGTCTTTATCAAGGCTCACCGGAAGTTCTCGTCTGCTGACAGAAAGAGCCTGGCCGCACAAGGCCATGCTCTGCCGGATGGATCATACCCGATCCCTGACGCTGACGCCCTGCGACGGGCTGCCATTCTTGCCCGCTCCGGGCATGGCGATGTAGCCGCAGCAAAGCGTCTTATCGCTAAGAGAGCTAAGGAGCTAGGAGTGGGAAACCCACTTGCAGGAGAGGCCGCTAAGAGCGTTCCTACTCAGATGGACGGTTACGGTCCAGGCGCGACCGAAGACCCCAAGACTTCTGCGGAAGACCCAGAGACCGCAGACGGCGAAGACGAGCCGACCGCTGGTGACCCCAACGGTGAAACCGTCGTTTCCAAGGCACAGCAAGATGTGCTGAAGGCCGTAATCACAGAGGCTATCGCTCCCGTGTGGACTGCTATTGAGAGCATCCAGGGAGACATGGCAAAGGTGCTGAATACAGCCATTCCTGGTGGGCCGGCTATTACCGCCCCGCCCGCTGCACGCGCAGTGCGAACCCGCGATGAACTGCTTTCCAAGGCCGCTCGTGCCGAGCGTCTTGCGGATACAGTCCGCGAACCCGATCTAGTCAACTTCTACAAGGCCGAGGCGGTCCAGGCTCGCCTGGATGCCGCAGCCCTGTAACCGAAAGAGGAATAGGCTAAAATGCCAGACACCAAGGAAATGTTCCTTGATGCTACAAGCGTCGAGGAACGAGCACAGAGGCTGGGAGCGCTGCGTGACGCGCTTCAGAAGTCCATCGACCGGCATGACGCCGGGACTGATGGCTTCATCTCGGCTAAGGAAGCTAAGGCTGCCGGGACCGAGAGAGTCGGAATCGTCAAGGGCGCTGGCCCTGGACAGGCCGACAAGGCCGTTAAGCTAGCCCGGCTGGCTGAGCGGTATAACGCTTCTCAGGGTGAGAATTCCCTGCTGAAGGGTCTTGCTCCTGATCAGATGAACGCCGTTCAGGAGGAACTGGCTGCTCTCCGCGAGCTTGCCGGTGAACTGGGCAAGGACTTGACTACCACGTCTCCCGGAAACCTGCACCCCTACGACCTTGAGGCACCAGCTAAGATTCTGGTCCCGAGGTTCACCCCGCTGCGTAACCAGATCGCACGTCAGCGCGGACAGGGTACCGCTCGTGAGTACCGCCGGATTCTCGGCTACACCAACACGGGCATGGGCGGAATCTCCGACCAGACCCCGTTCTTCTCGTCTGAGTCTGACTCTGGCACCCCCGCGTTCGGGTCGCTGACCCTGCGGCGTGGTCAGAAGATCAGCTACGCGATGGACATCCACACCGCGAATTACATGGAAATGTCGCTCTCGGACCTCGTTACCTGGAAGGCGCAGTTCGCTAACCTTGGCTTCGAGGATACCCGGCAGCTTAGCCAGATGGCCCTCCTGTGGTCCCATCTGCTGGGCGAGGAAAAGGCGCTTCTGTGGGGACGTGGTGCAAGCGGTTCCGGTTACTCCGGTCCCGTCTCGGCTCCCGCCGGCTCTGTAGTCGCGTCGGGTTCGGGTGCAACCATCCCGGCAGCTACCTACGGCGTGAAGATCACCGCTAACAGCTCAGGCGGGGTCGCCCCCGCCCAGACCGCCCCGGTTACCCTGTCGGCGGCCCTCGTGGTCACGCTGGGACAGAACATCGTGGTTACCCTGACCTCGGAGCCTGTCGGCGGACTGAACTACTCGCTGTACGTCGGGCCTGCCGGTTCGGAAACCCTTCAGGGAGTCTTCATTCCCAACGATGCCACGGGTACTAAGATCACCCTTAGCGCCCTGGTAGCTGGCGGGGCAGCCTTCCCGTCTGGCCCCAACGCTGACTCAAGCTTCAACGCCAACGCCTACGACGGCTACCTTACCGTGCTGAGCAACCCGGCTAACGCTGGTTACTTCGCCCGGATGAACGCGCTGTACCCCGGTAAGTCGATCTTCACCACTGGTGGAACGAACATCGGAGACCAGCCGTTCCAGGACGCCTTCGCAGGACTGTACGCCAACGTGTATGCTGACCCGGAGGAACTGTGGGTGGCTGCTCCGCAGCGCCGGCAGATCACCGACTTCATGCGGTCGGCTACCAATGGTGCTGCGGCTTACCGCATCACCCTGGACATGAACGCCGAAAGCAACATGGTCGTCGGCGGAATGGCTACGGGCATCGTGAACGAGTCCAGCCCGACTTCGCGGATCGTGGACCTCCGGGTTCACCCGTACATGCCGGCTGGCGCGGCGTTCATCAACTCGCGCACCCTGCCAATTCCTGACAGCAACATCGGCGAGACCGCCGTTGTCACCGCTGTTCAGGACTACATGTCGGTTGACTGGCCTCAAATCCAGTTCACCTACGACATGTCCACCTACTGGTTCGGCACCATGATTCACTACGCGCCGAAGTGGTCCGCAGCCCTTCTGGGCCTTCAGTAACCCAAGCGTGACGGGCTCCCGCCCCATTAAGGGCGGGGGCTCGTCGCACCAGCCAGGAAGTGAAATCTTGAGACTCATTTACGCACCGGAGCCGGTCGTAGCCGTAACCGCCTCGGGAAGCACCGGCCCCCTCGGCGTTAGTGACGTGCAGAATTTCTGGTTGTCGCTAGTAACGGGTACCCCAACGGGTACCACTCCGACTCTGGCCGTGGTCGTAGACGGCTTTGACCAGTACGGAAACTCGCTAACCCCGCTCGTTACCCTGCCTGCGGGGTTCTCGCTGACCACGGTAGCAGGGAATGTGTTTACCTCATTCGGCCTGAATGCGGCGGGCACCCTGTTTACATGTGCTCCCGCTACGATTCAGCTTCGCTGGACCGTTACCGGGACAACCCCCTCTTACCCGAACTTCTCCCTAACTCTCCTGGGAAGGTAACAATGACCGCCCCTACTTCAGGTGCTCTTACCACAGCGGGTTACACCCAGGTCGGTACCACTGGCGTATGGAACAAGACCTTCGGTACTGCCGTGGTCACGTTCAGCATCGCTCAGGGTGCCTCAGGGTCTAGCCTGACAGTCACTCCGACCGGCGATGTTTCGGCTGCCGACTTCGACAGCGTTGTCAACAGCCTCGCGTCCCTCGGAATCCCCGGTTTCTTCCGTGGAATCGGCGGAAATGACGGGGCCGGAATCGTCACCGGGAACCCGATCCCCGCACCTACTATCCCAGTCAACCTCCTAGCACAGAGCGGCCTTCAGTCGTTCGGAATGAGCCTTTAAATGGCACGTCCCACTGGCGGCTCCCTGACCGGCAACGGTTTTACTCAGGCAGCCAACCCGACCACCAAGTACACCAAGGCACAGGGTTCGTCCGCTAGTGCCGTCGTGGATATTGGCAACAACAACGTGTCCACTGGCCGGGGGGCTATCGAGCAGGTTACCCCTGCTACCCTCATCAGCCAGGCCGACTTCGCTACCGCCCTGGCAACCCTGGTCACCAACGGATGTATCGCCGGCAACCCGGCCAACTCGGTTGACACCGGGCGCGGCCTGGTGTACTTCGGCGTGACCATCTAGCCAAGCTCAAGCTACGGGAGGGATCGCCCGAATGCCCATCGGTGACACTGTAGATGTAGTTAGCCCCGCTAAGGGTTGCATCGAGATAGACGGCCTGTCAGGTGAGAGATACCGGGCAAGAGACGGAATCTTCAAGATGTCACCAGGTGACGCTAAGGCCACCGTGCAATACGGTGGTTCCTATCGTAGCCTGCAAGGACCAACAAGCCGCAGGATCGGCTACCGATGTACCGCATGCGGTTTCGGTAGCTGGTTCGTTAACTGCAACCGCTGCAACGCGGATTGCGTAAGAGAAGGTTAAGATGCCAGAGCCGACGACGACCGTCGAGGGTATCCCTGAGGACCAGCAGTGTGTCGCAACCACGAAGGCAGGTAACCGCTGTGCCCGTCCGAGAGTGCTCGATACGGAGTTCTGCTCGGTTCACGCTGCTCCCGCGAGCGCTAGCCAGGCTAAGCGTTTTGCCGCAGTGGACGGGGACAACGTTCCCGTACATGAAGCAGACTGGTCGGGCGGCTTGTGCTCCGTTCATTTCCCGCTTGGCTGGCCTGATGACGCTGAGTCTGCCGGCTGTGCTGACGGTACCTACACCCGCTAAGGCTTAGCTTGACCACCCCGGTAACCGCGCCGACCCCTTACACCGAGCTACAGGCACCGTATGTATCGGTCGCAGAGTTTCGTGCATCCCCGACCTGGCTCGATACAAACAACCTGATCGAGAGCGGTAACCAGGCACAGCAGGATGCCGAGCTTTACAACGTCCTGCTAAGAGCGTCAACCTGGGCTGACAACTGGTGCGGTCAGCAGCTTGGGGCTCATACGGAGTTCGAGCAGCTTAGGGTCAGGGTAGACCGCAGCGGACAGGCATACATGCACCAGTCCGCAATCCCGGTCAGGCAGGTTACCGGCCTGGCGTTCGGAACTGACTTCAAGAACATGCAGGTTCTGACGGACCTTACCCAGGTCTGGGTTGAGGACCAGCGGGGAATAGTCGTGTCCATGCTCCCCTTGCGGGGAAGCTTCCGGGGGACGCTTGAGTTCGGCTCCGTCCCGGCCAGCGGCCAGACCTACATGTACGTTCAGGTTCAGTACGTCGCTGGTTACGTCTCTACGGTCCTGAGCGCGACGGCCAACCCTACTGATACCTCCATCAACGTTGTGAACCCTACGGGCATCCTAGGGCCGCCTGTGACCCTTTTCGGGACGCTACCCGGTTCGGTGCTGCGAATATACGACCCGCTGAACCCGGCAGGCAGCACGGGCGGGGAGGAAGCCGTGCAGGTAGCCTCTGGCTACTCAAACGGGTCATCCAACGTGCCCATCGTTGGGGCTATCGCCCTGAAGCATACAGTTGGCTCAGGAGCGGCGGGGCAGGTTCTCGTCTCTGAGATGCCGGCGGCTGTTCATCAGGCCGTTATAGACTTCGCGGTAGCTCTCATGCAGAAGCAGGATGTCGCCTCTGATGAGCCGTTTGCAGACGAGCCCTACGGCCCGGCCATGAAGCGCTCGGGCAGCGGAGGGGCTAGCGCGGGTCTTGTTGACCATGCTTACGAGTTGCTAGAGCCTTACCGCCGGGTGCGGTAGGCATGACAACTACGACCCGTGAGATAGTCCAGGCGGGCGTAGCCAGCTACCTTGGCGGGACTTCCTTTGACCAGAATAGCCGGTCATGGCGCGGAGCCACGCCAGCGGCATTGTCGGCCGTCGGCCTGACGGTCGTGCGAACCCACCAGTCCAAGCGCGTTAACGATAACGATTTCGTGCTCGGCCAGGCGGCAGGACGCGGCATGGGTTCCTACGTGACAGTCGAGGCCAGGCAGACCACAAACGTAAGGTACTGCATACCTGCCGGGTCTGGCAGGCGCAAGCTTACCTACAGGATAACTCTGCACGTCTACCACCTGGCACATAAGGCTTACGCCGAAGATGCCGAGTCGGACGTAAACGGCATCTGCGAGGCCATCAACGACTACCTCCAGCTAGACCCTTCGCTGGGGGGAATCTGCTACCAGGCAGGAGAAAGCAGGTTCGGGATCAGGACCGACGTGCCGCCTTCAGAGCTTACGGCGGCTGAGATTACCACCACGCATGCCCAGATACAGTTCGAGGTTCAGGTGATGATAGTTGCTTAGGCTAAGGCTAAGCCTCATCTGCTGGACATGCGGGCTGCCAGCAAGAATCTGCCCGTTTAAGGGGAAGCACTAGTGTCATCAACTTATCGTTTCGATGGCGAGACGCAGGTTTTCTACCCGCGCCTGGCCGACTTCCCCTCCGAGGGCGAGTTTACCAATCTGGTAGCAAACCCGGGAGACGAAGTTGTCTTCGCAGACCGCCAGCCCCCGCCCGGCAACTGGGCACTTGTTCCGCCTAAGAATCCCAAGAGAGAGACTAAGTAAGTGCCAGTTACCTCAATCGTTTTCCCCGAAGCACTAGAATGGCTCGGGGTCGCTCGTGAGCTTGTCGCTGGCATCATCGTAGCGCCCACGGTCACGATCCCCGTTGAGAAGGCGGACCCGGATGAGAAGCCGGTCTTCCTTATCGACAAGGCCCTGCGTGGAATGATGGGAACTACGTACGGCGTCATCATCGGAACAGAGTCGGCTGAGCTTGACTTCAACGGACCCGTGTTCATCGACACTCTCGGCCATTACCTGTTCAACATCTTCGGTGACTACTCGGCTACCGGGTCAACTCCGACTAGCGCAACTACCTTCACCGCCCCGCTTGCGGTTGGCGCTACCACGGGGACGCTTACAAGCGCCGCCGGTTACACGTCAAGCTCAATCGTCCAGATCGGATCAGGAGCAACCGCTGAGGTCGTCCAGTTCACCAACCTCGCGGGGTCTAACGCAACCTGGGCTAACAACCCGATCAGGTTTGCTCACTCTGGCACCCCGGCTGCGACAGTTGTAGCAGCACCGTTTACCCACACGTTCTCGCTGCTTAACTCTGGCAATGGCCAGCCGATCACGCACACCATGACCTTCCACTCGGGTATCCCGGCTTCCACTGGTGCCAGGCAGTATGCCTACTGGTGTGCTAGCGAGATCGAACTTGCCCTGGACGCTCAGCAGCTTTTCATGCAGGCGACTAAGGGCATGTCGTTTATCGGGGCAATTGCCGGCGTTACGCCGACTAACACCCTGAACACTTCCGCAGCGCAGGCTGTATGGGAGGCTAAGGTCGGTATTGCCGGCCCGGCTTCAGGTGGTACCCTGATCAACGATGTGGTTTCCGCTAACTACACCATCCAGCGGGCACTGAAGGGGTACTGGACCGCCTCAGGGCAGCAGACCCCCTATGTCATCGCCCGGAACGGGATCGAGATCGTCGGCAAGTTCACCGAGCTTGCCCAGAGCGAGCAGCCGATGCTGAACATGCTGAACAACACCCAGCCGCAGGTTCAGATCGTGATCTCCAACGGCCTAGCGGGGGCTAACCTGCTTAGCGTCACCATGAACTGCCAGGTGGCAGCTTATGACACCGTTAAGCTTCAGTCCAACGAGGAAATCACGTATGACGTTAACTTCAAGGGCGTCATGAACACCACCAATGCTGGCGGGTCGGGCGGAATGTCGCCTGGGTCCGTTATCCTGGTGAACGCAGTTCCGACCTACTAAGCAACAAGAGGGATCACGCATGCTTAAGCGCATCGAACTGGCAGATGGCCAGTGGGTTGACATCACCCCGGTCGAAGACCTCCGGGATTTCGACCGGAAGGCCCTTAACCGGGTTACCTCCATGAGGATCACTGATGACGGGCAGGCTATCGTCAGCGGTGACTACGAGGACAAGATCAGGGACGCCCTGCTTACCAGGGTCATTCAGGACTGGTCCTTCCCCGGCCTGCCGGTCCCGTCCAAGAACCCGTATGTTCCCGCCAAGGGAGACCAGCCCGAGAAGGCCGGAAGCCTGGACCTCCTGACCATTCCTCAGGCACGGGAGCTTCGTTCCGTGGTGGATGAGCACATGAAGCTCATCCGTGATGGCGGCGGTCCTGGCGAGCGTGGCTCGGACCCTACAACGGCCTAGTCCAGCTTAAGCGTTTCCTGGCTGGCGGTTCCTATGACCGCAACGCGGTTCCGTGGGAACAGTACCGTTATGCCCTTTTTGCTCACCGTCTGGGATGGACACCTGACCAGGTGGACAACCTGACGATCCAGGCAGAGGGCTGGATACTGCCGATCCTGGCTGCCATAGATGATCAGCTAAGGACAAACCAGGAACGTGAGCAGGCAGACGCTGAGCGTCGGTCAAGGAAATTCGGAAGGCGCAGCCGGAACTAATGGCAGGCATAGGGATAACCGTAGATGATGGTGACTGGCAGGTCGCCATGTCTCTTTTTGCCAGGCTGATACCTGACATGCTTGTCGAGGCCGGCATGGACGGCGGCGAGGAAATAGCTAAGGTTGCCATCGATCTGCTAGGTGAGCATGCCCACGGTGCCGGAACGTACAGCGGATCACCACCGGGAACACCGCCTGGGGCCATCTCGGGAGACCTGGGAGGCTCGTACCTTGTCACGCCAGCAGAAGACGGTGCCCTGGTAGGGCCGACTGCCGACTACGCCCGTGAGCAGGAAATGGGCGGGGAGATGCACGGGCATACCCACATGAAGTGGACGAACGAGGGCGGCAAGTGGTACCGCAAGCTGGTTGACCTGCCTGCCAGGCCGTACCACAAGCCGGCAACTAACAGGGTTGTCGATTCCGGGCAGTTGACCGCCATCTATTACGAGCATCTTGCAAGGGTGATTCAGGAAGTGACTGGCTAAGGTGGCAGGCGAGTACCTTCCCCCCGTCGTAACGGAGCTGACCGGCGATGCCGCCGGGCTGCTAAGGGCCATAGCTGAAGCTAAGACGGCCATGAAGGAACTCCGCGATATGGGCGGGGATATCCCGATTAAGTTCGATATCGACACCCGATCCCTGGCTCGTGCCCGTACCTATGCCCGTCAGCTATCAGCGGCGTTGTCTGGTGACACCATCCCGATCAAGTTCAACGTGCAGGGTGCTGCCGCGACCATAGCCGCTGTTCAGACAGTCACGACCGCAACCAATCAGGGCCGGGCGGGCTGGGGATTCTGGGGACTTACGGCCACCCAGTGGCTGAAGGTCGTTCACAATCTTGTCATGGTATTCGGTGCTCAGGTCATTGCTGATACCATCGGTATCATAGCGTTCGGTGCTGCCGTTTCAGGCACCCTCGGGCCTGTCTTCTCGAACATCTCCAATCTTGGCAAGGCATGGTCGTCCTTCAGCGGCGCTCAGCAGGTAGCCGCCCTTAACACCTACAACTTCATCAACAGCATGAAAAGCCACGACGTGCAGGTACTGGCTGTTTACGATAGCCTGCTAAGCACCATAACGTCTCACATGAAGCAAGCCGGCGGAGTTACCAACCAGGCTGCTTTCGCGTTCATGAAGTTCGCTGCCCAGGTTAAGAGTTCCCTTAACTCGCCCGAGTGGCAGCGTCTCATAGGATCGTCATCGGGTGTCGTCGGACAAGACCTGTCCGCCCTGCTTACCACGGTAGGACGACTGGGCAATGCCCTCGTTTCCCTGGCGCACAACTTCAACTTCCTCGGCCTGTGGGCTCTAAGCGGCATCGGCATGGTTGCGCACGCTCTCGTAGCACTTAACAATGCCAACCCGACGCTCGCCCGCCTCGCGCTGCTGACGCTCAGCGCTTACCACGCGTTCACCTTCCTCCAGAAAAGCGCGCTGGTGGGATGGTTCATAAAGCTAGGACAGGCCATCATGGACGCCGCGAAGGCGTCGGCCGCATGGGCGGCGATTACCGGCGGCAGCCGCATAATGTCGTTTCTCCAGCTCCTGACCGGGCTCGGCGCCGGCATTCTCATCGCGATTGGCGCATTCACCGGGCTCGGTATTGCTATCGCCGCTTTTGTTATCGCCGCTAACAGCATCAAGACCCCGGCTGATCAGATGGTGGCCAGCCTGACTGCCCAGGACCATGCGGTCGGGGCGAACATCGCCGGATATCAGAAACTGATAGGCGATCTCAGAAACTACGAGAACGCCCAACTGCACGCCGCCAACGCCGGAAAGATATCCGGCCGTCAGGCTGAAGGCGCATTCCAGGCAGCCGGCCAGGCTATCCAGGACGCGCAGCAGCACGTTCAGACCCTCAATGCTAACTTCAGATACCTAGAACGTACCTTCGGCCTTACCCAGGCCCAGGCGTACCAGGTGGCGAAGGCGCTCGGCCTGCTCAATACCATAGGCAAGGGCGTTTTCAACTCTACCCAGCGCGCAGCCATTGCCAGCTATGTAGCCGCCATGAAGGCGGCTAACAACCCGCTGACCGCGATGACGTTCGACATGCAGCAAGCCGCCAATGCGTCTCTCGGGCTGGCCAGCCAGCTTCAGGGCCTGGCCAATGCGTTCAACGACCTGCTTGCGCCGTTCGCCAGCACCCTTCAGGCACAGGTGCAGTGGAAGAACGACAACATCGCCCTTGCTACGGCAATTAAGGCATCCAATGGCCAGGTCGGGCTTAGCACCGTTGCTCAGCGTGCCTCCCAGGCTGCACTTGCGACTTCCCTGTCTGACACTATCGCGCTGTCTAACAGCACCTTGCAGTCAACGCACTCCTACCGTCAGGCTGCCGGTGTCATCCAGGCCGAGATAGGGGTTCTCAGGGGACTGCATAGCCAGTCGAGTGCGGTCAGGCAGGCCATACGAGACCTTCAGGCTCAGCTTAACTCCCTCCGCAACAAGACCGTCACGTTGCACCTCATCCAGATTTACAGCCAGATTGGCCAGCCTGCACCGGGTGGTGGCCCCAAGATTGTTAACGGGGCAAGCCAGTTCACGGGCGGGGCCTCGCAGTTCCGTCCCTCCGGGATGCCAACCACAGGCCCTAGCTCATCCTCTACCGTCATAGTAAGCCACGCCCCGGCTGTCATCCAGAACCACATCTACATTGACGGCAAGGAAGTCTACCAGTCAGTTCAACGCCGGGCAGTAAGGCGTCAGAAGCTGTCTGGCACTAATGGCCTTTCGAGAACCACGAGATAAGGAAGCTCTTGTTCTACTCATCTAGTGCAGTGCAGACCACGCTAGGCGGGGCACTGGGTTCCGTTGCCTCGGGCAGCACTGCGAGCATCATCGTTAACTCGATCACCGGGTTCCCGGCGAAGTTCCCGTTCACGCTGATCATCGAGTGGAACACGAACAACTCGGAAGTCGTCACCATCACCCAGGCCGCTACCGGGGCTGGCCCGTTCACGTACGCAAACTCAATCCGTGGGGATGACAACAGCAACGCCCCGGCGCACTCGAACGGCGCTAGCGTTGTTCACGGCCCGGCTGCCAGGGACTTCTACGATGGTGGCCATGACTGGGTAAACATCCTGGCCTTCCCTTACAACGCGGACCCGACTGGTACGCTGGACTCTACGACCGCGATCCAGACGGCCCTTAACACGGCCGGTAACGGCGTTGTCTACATTCCCGCTGGTACCTACAAGACCTCTAGCGCTATTACGTTGCCTGCCAACTGGTCCGGCAGGATCACGGGCAGCACCTACTCTGCCAGTGTCATACAGAACGCCGTCAGCGACCTGATGAACATGAACCCCGCGACGCTAAGCGACTCGGCAGAGATAGATCATATCCAGTTCAAGTCCCAGGTAGGCGGGGGCCACATCTTCTCGGGTGCCAACCTGTCCAGGTTCTACCTGCACGACTGCCGGATGACACAGAATAACCCATCTAAGGCAATCTGGAATGGCGCAGCCCTCGTGCAGCTAGTCGAATGTGCCTTCGAGCGTAACTACGAATGGTACACGGGCGCTTCCCGCACTATCGAAGCATGGATTCTTACCTGCTCTGCACCTAACATCAACAATAACAGGTGGGCCAACATCCGCCAGTTCAACGTGCAGCCAGACGGAACGAACTACGCTATGCACCTGGCATACAACGGCTCAAGCGGTACCGGCCTCAAGAACAACCAGTTTGTCAACATAACGAACCAGTCTCCTAACGGCGGGTTCATGCTGTTCGAGTCTTGCCAGGGAACGGTAATCGATTCCTGTTTTGCATGGGACTTGACGACCAATACATGGGGCAATCACCTGTTCGCATTCAAGAAGAATGCTACTGCCACCACCGGGTGCGTTCAGACCATCATGAGGAACTGCGGACGTAACGGCGGGACAGGCAAGGGTGCCTTTGATGACATCAACCTGGACGTGAACAGCAGCAACACCCTGCTTGAGCAGTACCTTGCCCAGACCGGGGGTAACGCGGTTACCATCAACCTTAACGCCTCCGCCGCCGTTACCCTGATCGGCTGCTCGGTCGCCCCGGCTAACCCGACTACCGACACGCTGACTATCGGCCAGGGTAAGTTTACCGTTAACGCAACTGCCATCACGGTTCCGTAAATGCCCTTCCCCAATCCATTCGGGGCACCCTTCGGTTCTCCGGGCGCTGGCGGCAGCCCCGGAGCACCCGCTCCCGGTAACGTAGTTAACACGTGGACAAGAAACTCTGATGGCTACGTAAACGGGACCAGCCAGATTCAGATAGGGAACACTGCTGGTAACTGGCTTTTCGCAATAGCCCAGTGGGACGTAACAGAAGACCCTGGCGTTGTTGTCTGGGCTGCTGACGATGCCCACAATTTCTGGCAGCCAGTGCTCTGCACGACCAGTCTGGGCAGCAGCGTGCGGACTGCTATATTGCTCGTTCAGAATGCGATAGCAACCCCTCTGCCGGGCGGTGCGACGGCACCTGGTCTTACTACCGTAAGCTTCTCTAGCAGCGGCTTCCTGCGCAACCCGATCTTCACCGTGATAGAGGTAACCGGCCTTCAGGCGGGCTATGTCCTTGATGTCACGGCGGCCAACACGAACGGCAGCGCAAGCTCCCTGACGCTCTCCACCACCACCACGACGGCTGACTTCATCCTGGCCGCTGCGACCCAGCAGGCATCCTCAGGATTCGTTACCACAAGCACCGCCGGCTGGACCACGATAGCTCAGGCCACGGGCAACTCTACAGACACCAGTTTCAACCCCACCTTCGGTGGCTCCGCATTCCTGAACGCCTCAGCGGGTCCGCAGAGCATCACCTTTAACGGCGGGGTGAGCGGAGCATGGTCAGGTGTCCTCATATCCGTTGCCCAGGCAGGCGGCAACCCCGTCAACCCGTATAACGCTAATCTCCCCCTTATCCAGTGCCAGGCAGCTTTCGGCGTGCTTCCCGGGAGCCTTAACGGGTACTTCGCATGGACGGATATAACGACCAGGTTCCTTGGTGTCAAGGGTGAACGCGGACGGGAGTTTGAGCTAGACCAGCAGACCGCTTCCGACTACACCATCGAGCTAGACAACCACGATGGGGCATTCAACCCGTTCAATGCCTCGGGTCCGTACTACCCCAACGTTAAGCTCATTACCCCGATCAGGCTGCTGCTTACCTGGCAGGGGCGTACCTACCAGTTCTTTAACGGCCACTTCGAGTACCTGCCGGAAACCTACGAGGATCAGTACGGTATTGTCCAGGCGCAATGCTCGGATGAGTTTGCCAGACTGCCGCAGATTCAGCTTCAGAATTGCATGGTACAGGAACAGCTTTACGACAACCCGCTGGACCTTTGGCCGCTAGGTGACGCTTCTGGCTCGCCATTCGCCTCTAACATCTCCGGGCGTTCGTTCGATACGCTTGACCAGGTTGCGGGGCGGCAGGGTGGCGTCGGTGCATCCTTCGGGAACAGCCTGCCGACAACCGGGTCCACTAACACCCTTAACGGTACCCTGGATACCGTCTGGGGGGTTAAAAGCGGTACCACCGGGTTCAACAAGGGCAACGTGCTGCGCAGCTACAACGGCAACCTGCCCAACATAGCAGCTAACGGAATGTGCGTTGAGTTCTGGGCACAGGTACAGGGAACTTCGTTCCCCGTGCAGACAGTGTTTGCGATCGAGGGAGACACGCCTCGCACTGGCGGGCAGATCGTTAACCTTACCACAGGCAGCCCGAGTGCCCCTGCCTCCATGAGCTACTGGGATTCAGGCGGTACCCAGCACTTCGTTAACATCGGGCCTTCTGCCTCTCTAGGAGGGCTGATAGACGGCCTGTGGCATCACCACTTCCTCGTGATGACATCTACTACGTACGCTTACTACTTCGACGGTGCCCTGTGGGCAAGCGGTAGCTGGACCCTTATCAGGACGCAGCCCAAGCTGTTCGAGATAAACGGGCAGACAAGCCGGTTCGCATACTCTACCAGCGGGTTCGCATTCGGTAACGGGTACTACTCTGGTGTCGCAATCTATGACACCTCTGCCATTGACCCAGAGAGAATCCAGGCGCACTTCCTGTCAGGCTCTACCGGGTTTGCCGGTGAGACCACTGGTGTCAGGATGCAACGCATCCTTGAATACTGCAAGTGGGGTAAGCCGCAGGCGATATACGCGGGTAACAGCCCCACCCAGGCTCTTAATTACATGGGCAGCGGGCTTGGTTACGGCTCGGGCGGGATAGCAGGTGCCTTCGGCCTGTTCGGCTCCTTCGGTCCTCAGCACCCTAACGGCTCCCTCGGAGCCAGCGGAACCCAGGCAGACCAGGCTGCTATGGACATTGCCCTCACCGAGAACGGTCAGATTTACGTAGACCGCAATGGCGTGTTCATGTTTCACGGACGGGATAGCCTGTACGATGGCGGTTCACGGGGCTTGTTCTCTGACAACTTCATCCCGCTGAACAAGAACGGTACCTTCCCGTCCGTCTCTCCGTGGACTGCCCAGAATTCTGCTACCATCGGACAGGGATCGTCTACATGGAGCTTCATACCGGGTACGGGAAGCCTGCTGATAACCCCCGATGGAACACATGCTAGTCCCGGTGCCATTTCCGAACTTACGATACCCGTAACTACGGGCAACCCTTACACCATGAACACCTGGGCTTATTCCCCTCAGGGCTGGACCCAGTTCCAGATGGTGATCAACTGGTACACCGCTGGCGGGGCACTTATCAGTTCGACCACGAGCCAGCAGTACATCCTGCCGCCAGTGACCCCGCTGCCCTTCGCCCTTACCGGCACCGCCCCTGCTACCGCGACCCAGGCTGCCATGATCGTGCAGTTCGCAGGAACCCCGCCGGCTACCACGCTTCTCGTCGTAAGCCGTACATGGCTAAGCTCCACCGGAAATGCCGTGGCGTACGAATCGGACGTTTCCATAAACTACGACGTTACGCATCTCTACAACGACGTTCAGGTTACCAGGAACGTAGACCAGGCTTTCGCAAGGGTGATTGACCCGGCCAGCAAGCAGCAGTATTACGCCCGCACCTACAGCCGCATCATCTACGACAACAATACCAACCCCCCGCTTGACCTGATCGACAATGCCAACTGGGTGCTGAATGCCTACAAGCAGCCAGCCTTCAGGGTGGAGACGATGAACATTGACATGGCATCCAACCCGGACTCCTGGGAGATGGTGCTAAGGATCGATGTCGGGGACGTTGTTTCCTTCGCCCGTAACGCACCCGGTGCCACGCCCATTGTCCAGAGCTTCGTTATCCTGAAGGTAGAGCCGACCATCACCCAGGACGTTGCATCCTGCACCTACTCACTAGGACCGATACTTAACCCCGTGCTAACGCTTGACGATCCCTTGTTCGGCCTGCTCGGGCCTAACTCGCTAGGCTGGTAGACAGAGATGCCCCTCCCGCCCGTAAGGCCGAACCCCCTGGCCTGGCCGCTGCGACCCAGTAAGCACGTCTTCGCTACCGATCTTAACGACCAGCTACAGCAGACGGTAGGGTTCCTCTCCCAGCCTCCTGCTTTCTGGGGTGCTCAGGGAACTACTGCGCAATCCATACCTAACACCACCAACACTGACGTTGTTCTTGACACCATATTCATTGACAACTACCAGGGCATGAATGACTCTGCCCTCAATCGCTGGACGGTGCCCTCTAACTGCGGCGGTATCTACCTGGCCATCGGCGAGATACCTTACATCACGGCGTCTGCCAGTAACTTCATCTGCCAGTTCAACCAGAATGGAACGATCAACGCCGTAGGGTCGAAGATACCGAGTACCACCGGCGGTAACGCTACGCCGATGGATATCGACCTGATCAGCCTAAGCGGAGGTCAGTACGTAACCCTCAGCGCCTTCCAGAATTCAGGGGGTGCCATCGTTCTTGAGAATGACACCTTCCGGCAGCCTTACCTGTACTTGCAGTGGGTGGCACTTCCTAATGGCGTCGGGGGAGTAGCCCCGCTAGCTGTGCCTAACCCTCGCACATGGGCACTCAATGATTTGTGTACCGACTTTGCAGCTAACGCTGCGGGGCAGGGCTCATTCAACGTTGAGATATTCAACTCGCTCAACTTCCTGTCTTACGTCCCGTACATGCGAGCGATTCAGGACAACTCCCAGGCGGGCATAGCTACTGGCGTTGACACCCACATTGTCGGACTGGTACCGACTGTCGGCATTGACAATTACGGGGCATACAACCAGGGAACTGACACGTGGACCGCTCCCGTGTCGGGTGCCTACTTCGTAGCCGCTAACGTGTCCTGGTCTAACGGGGCGGCGGCAAGTTACGTGACAGAGGTAAGGGCTAACCTTAGCGGTACCCCGGCTAACTGGCTGCTGGCCGCAGCCGCCGGGCAGAATAACACGGCGCTGTCAGGGTCACGGATCATCAGGTTCACGGCCGGGGACACGTTGCAGCTTTACGGAAGGCAGAATTCGGGCGGGAACCTGTCCACTGCACCGGGAACCGGCGACGTGCGCCTGATAACCCTCTGGATAGGAGGCTAAGGTGCCCGTTAACGCCCCTCCCCTGCCCCTCCCGCTCTGGATAGCAGGATCAGCCCCTCAGCCGGCGGACTTCAATGCCAGGATACGTGACGACATTACCTACCTGACGAAGCGGCCGATCTTCAGGGCCTGGCAGAACAGCACGGCTCCGCAGTCCATACCCACCGGGACTAACACGGTCCTTACCCTTGACACGGTAGTTGAGGATACCTACTCTGGCTGGACAAGCGGGGCATCTAACAAGTACACGGCACAGCAGACCGGGATTCACCTGGTCGTCGTGACCTACTTCGGCACTGGCGGTACAGGTGCAGGCAAGATGGCAACCGCTCTCATCAATTATGACACCGGGCTTTTCCAGATAGGCGGCCAGAAGTATCCGATAGCGTCCACGCTTACGTGGGCGGTCCAGGTAGCGGCCCCTGTGTTCATGTTCGCGGGAGTGGATAGCGTCCAGCCCTTCGCGTTCCAGGGCTCAGGCGGGGCACTGAACACTTCGAGCACGGGCATCAACGCGGCTTCCGCTATGGAAATCATCTTCATGAGCGAGTAGGAATGTCTGCACCATCACTTGTAACTTCAGAGGCGATCATAGCCACCGTAGCCGTCCTCGGGCTTGTCGGTACCCTGCTTGTCTGGTTCGGCAAGGGGGTCCGGGCACTTCACAAGCGCTTGTCAGACTTGTTTGATGACTGGTCAGGAAGACCAGGAAGACCTGGGGTTGAGCCTGTTCCGGGTGTCATGGAATCCCTTTCCGGTCTAAAATCAGAGATAGCAGTCATCAAGAGCGAGACCCTTCATAACGGAGGCACATCTCTTAAGGATGCTATAACCAGGATTGAAGTCCAGCTCGCTGAGCACAACGCGGAGATAACCCCTCAGCGGGAGCGATTTCAGCACGACATAGAGGAACTGAAGGTCAGGGTCGAGGAACTTTGGAGAGATCATGACAATAGCTAGGATAGGCGTCGGGGACGTACTGACCGTCAACACGCACACGGTCTGGGCTCCGTTCATTGACCTCGGTGAGCTGATGGCCGGCCAGGCTCATCACGTGGATCACGTGCTCATCGCTCATCACCAGGACAAGGACGGCATATGGTGGGGCATCGAGGGACGCCCCGGCGGTGTCGGCTGGGTGACCACAGACAAGTACCTGGCTGACCCCCACATCCATACTAGGTGGAACAATTCTAACGCCTCACAGGCCCGTACAGAGCCGCAGAGGGCCGCTATAGCGAAGACTGCGGAAGGTCTGCTCGGCGTCGGGTACGACTGGATCGGCGGGATAGCCGCCGATGCCTTCGTTTCCTTCCGGGCCGGGGAGCTTGCGGAACTGATAGACGACTGGTGGGGCTGGAACCAGGGAGGCCCAAGGCCGGGTCACGTAGTCTGCTCGTCACTGGCAGCCTGGACCTACGACCGGCTCGGGCTTGCCAGCCCGATTTCCGGCCGGCCATCGGGTGCCGAGCTTTGCACGCCTGGTGACTGGTGGAAGTTCAACAATGCACAAGCCGCAGCATCCTCCTAAGACCGGCCCCACCCCGCTGCATGGTGGTGGTGGCCTCGGGCCTGCTAAGCCTGGTAAGGTTAAGCCTAAGCGCAGGGGCAAGAAGCCCCGCCATTCAAGGCACCTGAAGGTCAGGAAGCTGCCGCTTCACGGCGGAGGCGGTCTAGGCCCTGCCAGGCGCGGATTGTCACTCATCAACGGAGGGATCACTGAAGACATGGCAACATCAGGTAAGCTAGGCCGTAGGCGGCCATACCCAGAGTGGGCAGCCCCGAGGCTGAGCGTTCACGACTTCGTGGAATTCGGAAGCCTCCCGGCTCCCGCCCCGGTGATCGACTATGCCGGCAAGGTGGGTAGCTGGCCGATGTATCTTAACGACCAGCTAGGCGACTGTACGGCAGCATGTGCAGGCCATGAGGTCATGTCATGGACGGCGTACGGGTCGCAGGAAGCCGAAGTCTCGGACAACGACGTTCTGGCACTCTACATGGCCACTGGCGGATATGTCCCAGGCGATCCTGGCACCGACAACGGGGCGGTCATTCAGGACGTTCTGGACTACTGGCGAGTTAAGGGCATCGGCGGGCACAAGATCGTGGCCTTCGCCGAGCTTAAGTCGTGGACCGAGGAAAACCTGCGGCAGACCCTGGAAATCTTCGGTACCGTCTACCTCGGCATCAACTGCCCTCAGTCGGCAATCGATCAGTTCAACGGTGATGGTGCATGGACCTACGTGCCGGGCTCACCGATCGCAGGCGGTCACGCCATCCCGCTTCAGGCTTGGGATGAGAGCGCACCTAACCCCGGAACGGTCATCACGTGGGGCAAGGCCCAGCCTGTGTCAATGGAGTTCCTGTCCCGGTACGTCGAGGAAGCATGGGTCATCATTACCCAGGACTTTATCGACTCCCACGGGGTTACCCCCGTCGAGGGCTTCAACTTTCAGCAGCTAAGCGAAGACCTTAGCCTGCTTACCGGCAAGCCAGGGCCAGTTACCCCTCCGGCCCCGGTGCCCCCGGCACCGCCACAGCCCCCGCCTAACTGGCTGGACGACTTCATCAACTGGTTTGCCAGGCTCTGGCACCGGGTGTTCGGCCTGAACTAATGGTGTGGTACCTGATCGCCTGGCACGTCCTCTACGTCTACTTTGCATGGCCCTACGGGTTTGTGTGGGGGAACGTCTGGGCGATCATCCCATGCGGTGCGATAACCCTTGCAACTGCCTGGTTCGCACGGCACAAGATAGGGCGTAACCTGGTAAGATGGCTGCATAAGCATTACGTAGCTCATCTAGCGGAGCTAGAAAGGACCAAGGACGATGTGGAACCCGAACAACCCGCCTAAGCCTCTAGCCCTTGCCAAGCCCACCGGCAAGCTTTACGGTGGTGGAATCAAGTGGTCCTACAACGACCCGTTCCCGTGCGTTAACGGCACGCTTAACGGCACCGGCCCCATGCAGGGCGTCATCATGCACACGATGGTGTGCAACCTCCCCGAGTGCATCAAGCTGTTCAACACTTCCGGTTTCAATGCGTCAGCCAACTTCGGAATCGCTCAGAACGGAGATGTTCATCAGTTCGGTCCCATCGGGCAGGGGTGGATGGCCTGGCATGCTTTCCCCGCAGCAAATCCGATCTGGTACGGAATCGAGCATGCCGACAACGGCAAGCCCGACAACCCCCTGACCGATGCCCAGCTAACATCTAGCGCGCTGGTGTTCGAGTTCCTTTCCGGCTTCGCAGGGTTCCCGCTTCAGGTGGCTACGAGGATCACCGGACGTGGTTACGCTGCCCATTACATGGGCGGGGCCGCATGGGGAGGGCACAGTTGCCCGGACCAGCCACCCGCGCATGTGCGCTCTAACCAGAGGGACGAGATCGTCCTCCGGGCGCACAAGATCAGGAACCCGCCAGCGGGTGTCACCAGGTACGAGATCACTGGTACTCTTACCGTAAACGGCCACCTGGTAGACGCCAGCGGGGTCATGCAGGTAGGAGGCGTCGCCTAATGCCCGCCCCATCACATGCGCCGCAGTGTGACATCTGCTGCCTGCGGCAGGTTAAGAAGCCCGGTGACATATGCCGGCCGTGCCGTAAGAGGCTTAACAAGAACAACGTCCCCGGCAAGGGGCAACGGCACAAGCGAAACAAGAGAGGGATGAAGTAGTGCCTGACCAGACGCTTAGGTTCCAGGGTACATTGCTGGACAATGCCGGGCATACCAGCAAGGTCTACCTTACCCTGACATACGTTCCCCCGGTTCCCGTCGTTGTCGGGGCCAATCACGGAGGCTACGCCGACGTAGCGGGTGCAGTTAGCCCCCTGCCCCTGATGGCTTATCGCGGATACCAGTCAGGAATCCCGGCGGCCTGGTCAGGGGAACCCCTCGGAGTTACCTGCCCGACAGTTAACCTGGCCATCAAGGATGTGGCTGGAACTGCGTCGGGTAAGTACGACGCTGAGCTAGCGGCCTACTTCCGGCAGGTTCCCAATGGTGCGCTGGTGACAATCGACGGGGAGTACGAGGCTCAGCGCTATCCGTACACGCCCGTTCAGGTTATCAGTGCTATTCACAACGCACGGGCCATCTTCAAGGCCAACGCCCCCGCTGGTGCCAAGTTCGGCCAGAACGTCGGCAGTTACACCGCCAACCCAAAGAGCAAGCACTACCCGCTCTCACAGTGGATCGTGTCAGGGCTGGATTTCTACGCCCTGGATGGCTACCAGGACAATCAGGCAACCACGCCGGCGGGCGTGTTCGGCCCTGACGTGGAGCAGGTGCGGTCGGTCGAGCCAAACGCAGTGTTCGCCATCTTCGAGACCAACTCGGCCTTTCCGGGTCAGGTAAGGGCCGACTGGTTCAAGGCGGCCTACGCCTGGGCGAAGGAAACCAATTGCCTGACCTTCATCAGTTTCTGGAACGCACAGTATGCCTGGGACTCCCAGGATACCGCCACCATCAATTCCCTGTCCGTCATCAACTCCGATTCACAGTCCTAGAAGGGGATCATCACATGCTTACCTACATCGAGAAGGTTTTCAAGCAGTACCCGTCGCTCCTGGCCGGGCTGCTCTCGATTGCAATTCTCGTGGGAGTCAAGCTCGGCTTCCACAACGTGACCACGACCGAACTGCTGGGGATCGTTTCCGCCGCCGTCGCCCTACTCCACGCACTCGCCGCCGGCCTGGGAGTTAAGGCCGCCCGCCGCGAGGCACGCCAGCAGCGCACCGCCCAGCGTTCGGTTCGGTAAGCCCGGCTGCCGATCCCTCAGCCGGGGCTAGAGCCCCTCAGTGGTATGAGTGAGCTGCTGGGGGGCTTTAGCCTTGCTTAGCTCCCGAAGTTCCCAAACTGTACTTTAATAAAAAATAACAACATTCCTTAGCTAGGAGCTAAGGTCAGACCTTAGGGAGATGCAGAAAGATGGTACTTGCACACACTCAGGCGGAATCTCATCACTACATCATGCACTTCCCGCCTCACCCGGCCCGCACTGCGGACCCGCACTATGTGGATTTCAACCACTACCACAAGACGCATCGTGCTACGGCCCGCTGTTACATCGGGGAACGGATCGGCTATCAGGACTGCCGGGACGCCCAGATGAACCCGTGTCCCGCGCCGGCCGGGCCGGGTCAGCAGCAGCCAGGTCTTGAGCTGCACCATGCACACGTCGAGTTCAGCCTTCAGAACGGCATCGACCTGTCGGCCCTGGAAAAGGACTTTCCCGGCATCTCCGACGCTACCAGCGTCGGGGCATGGGTGGAGTCGGACGTTAACTTCCGGTGGCTGTGTGCATGGCATCACCGTGGAGCAGCGGGAGCACACACAGCATCCCATAGCGACTGGGAGGCTTCCCAGTACGTCCACGCCCTGATCTCCAAGTAGCAGACAGACAGACAGATCGGGCTACCTACCTGCACCCCCGCCTCGCGGCGGGGGTTTTTGCAGTTGGGGGTTGCGGAACTTGACGAGCGCGGTAGGATCGGAACAGGCCCGGTGCCCGACCAAAGGGAGGGTGTGCCCGGTGCCCGGAGGGCACCTAACTAACTACTAACTACTACTATATAACTACTATACTAACTACTAACTACTACTATATAACTACTATAGGGTAACTGCTAATTCCCGCCCGATGGCAAAACAAAGAGGATCACGGTCCTCCTGGTGCTCTAGGTGGTCGGAGTGCATGACATTGACAGATGTGTATGCTGCGAGGCTAGGTTGCGGTTCGTTCACCGCACATGGTGGGAAAATCCGAAGTGGGTTGCCAAGCCCCCGAAGCCCGGCTATCTTGACTGGTATTGCCCGGTCACTAACAGCGATCACGTTGTAGATAGGACGCCACCCAAGATGGCCATGACCCCCGGCACCAAGTGCCGTTACTGCACACGCCTGATCGAGGAACGGCAAGGTCGCTGGCAGCGCGAGCACACCAGCAAGAGCGAGCCCGGCAGGCCCGACTGGACGTGCGTCAAGTCTCCCGACCGTCGGCACCATCCGGCGACGAAGGGTGCCAACAGTGCCCCCAAGCCCAAGATTCCGGCCCGGCCTTCCCAAAGTACCCCCAAGTACCCTCAGTCTGATTTCCCGCCTCCTGTCACGAGCTACACGTGGAATCCCAACGTGGAACCTCCGGGTTACGCGGGCCTACAGCAGCTAACACAGGAGCTAAGGGGGCTAACGGTCTTCACTGACGTAAAGGGCGATCCGCACGCTGCCAAGGCTCACGCTAACCTTGAAATGATAGTTGAGCCCAGGATAATGTCTTCCTGCCTGATGTGCAATGAGGAAATCTTCAAGTGCCACGACGGCAAGTGGAGCGAGAAGGAGGGCACGCATCACCCTCGTGTTTGCGCCGGGCCGCAGAACAGCCTTGATCACGACCCTAAGCCTCCCCCCTGGCAGTGCAAGCTGTGCTACTCAGAGCCCGGCTTCTGCTACCACTGGACCGCCAACGGGGTAATCGTCACCATCGCCCGGAGTAACACCATCTACGGCCGGATCATGACGCCCCCGCCATCCTGCTGCGAGCGCTGCTGGTTCGCTGAGGATACGGACGACCAGAGCCGGCACTGTGCCAAGTGCCCGTGCTGCAACTGCTCTTGCGGTTGCGGGTTGCCGTCCCTGCTCTGGACTGGTACTCTTGTAGAGTACATGCAAGACCCGACCGTTCAGGCTGCGATACTTGATGACGTAGCACTTGATGACGTAGCAAGGGCAACCGAGCAGGTGAAGGCATCCTTTTTCCAGCTTGGCAAGCAGCTAGACAGCAGCACCAAGGCTTTCAAGGCCGTGAACGACTTCCTTTCAACGATCGATTCGGAGGATAAGTGACACAGCCAGCGGTAACTGACAGGCACCGCAGGTCTTACAGCCAGCTAAGCCAGATTACCGGCTGCGGTAAGCGGTTCCAGTTGCAGCGCCGGCTGGGCATCTCATCTATCCCCGGCTGGTGGAACGCCGGGGGCAAGGCAGTTCATTCGGGTATCGAAGCCTGGCTGCTGGTCAGGCACGCGGAGGAAAACAGCAATGCCTAAGCCCATTGAAGTCAGCTTCGGAGACGCCGTGCTCACACCCGGCGAGCCTCCCAAGTCCAAGGTCAAGTACAGCTACCTGGCAACCGTCGCGGCCGGGATGCTCGAAGACGGGATCGACGCATGGTGGGAAGACTGCCCGTGGTGCGGGTACGAAGGCCCGGAGCCGCCCATCGCAGGGCTTAAGCCCTTGCCCGGCAAGCACGAGGTCATGTTGTGCCCGTCCTGCAAGGGCATACTGGAACGGGATCATCGTGAGGTGTCCCGCCTGGCTGCCGATAAGGCAGCGTCTAAGGCCGTGACCGAAGATGAGTAGCAGCAGCAGCCCCTTCGGCCTGACCGTGAATGAGGCTTACCCCCAGGTAATGGCGGCTGTCCAGATAGCCGACGAGAAGGAACGCAAGCACAAGGTGAAAGAGATCCTTGGCGAGGTAAGGGCTCTCGGCTACCATGACGGATCGGAGGAAGAACGCTGTGGGGGGGCTGGTAAGCACTGGCGCAGAATCGCCTTCCGGTGGCTGCGTTCTAAGGGACTAGTGCCCCGGAGATTCCTTGATGTCAAGGCGGGCCGGATTCCCCGTGGATAGCTTCGACTCGATCCTTGATGAGGCCATCGTCACCGAGGAACTAGACTCGGGCTGGCCGAGGGACCGCTGGCGTACCGCCGGCTTCAAGCCCAAGCAGGATGAAGCATGGTGGCGGGCAAATGGCCCTAAGCAGGTTCAAGCTTACATCGACTGGTACAACAGCCAGCCCGATGTCCGGGTCTGGACGACCCCCGATGGACGGCCTGCTGTTGAGCTAGCGCTTAACGTTAACTTCGGGCACCACGAGGTGCAGATGGTCATCGACCAGGTGCATGTCGCCGGGTCTGCCCTGCTCATCCTTGACGTGAAGTCGGGCGGTCACCGTCCCGAGGAACACAGCCAGCTAGGCATCTACGCCAGCGGCATAGAGATAGCCTACGGCATCCGTCCCAGGTTCGGCGCTTACTTCATGGGCCGGGGCATCAGGAATCAGAAGAACGATAACGTCAGGTATGTCACTGAGCCGGTGGACTTGTCCGATCCCGAGTTCTCGGTAGCCTGGTACACCAGGCAGTTTGACCTGCTTGAGAAGGCAGACGAAGCCGGTATCTACATGCCCCACCTGTCCAGTATGTGCGGGATGTGCGGTGTCAACCGGGCTTGCGCTGCCTACGGCGGCCTTGAGGCCCATTTGCTGGACCCGGATCATCCGCACTACGGGAAGGCTGGCTAAGCCCATGTATCACCCAGGAACAGTGCTGGAACTGAAGTGCAACCCCGAGGTCAGGGGAACCGTGGTGAAGGTGCTGTACCGTGGCTTCAGGGTGCGGTACGACGGCAGCCGCGTTAAGGTGAAGGGCGGCGTTACCCGCAAGGTAGGCGGGGGGCTGTTCGACTACCACGATTACCAGTCAGAGACGTTCCGGGTTATCAACCCATCAGGAAGGAAGTAACAGAAAGTGTCAGATAGCACCCACAAGCTTAGCGCCACCCTTAAGGCCGGGCCGGGCTACGAGGCTCCCTGGATCGTGCTGTACGCAGAGACGGCAGCCGAGATGGTGGAGCAGATCAAGGCCGTTACCGATGTCGGGCTGGACATCGCGGTCAGGGTCGCAGCCCAGCGTTTCCAGGCAGTAGTCTCAGGAAGCCCTGAGGCTGCCGGTGCCGCGATTCTGGGTGCAACCCCTGCCCCGGATACTGCCGGGGCTGTTGCCACGGCACAGGGGCTCTCAGAGCCGGGGAACGGGATGGTCACGCCTGGTCCTGGTGCCCAGCCTGGCACCGGGGTAGGAAACTACCCGTCGTCGTCGTCGTCCGCGCCTCCCGCGCCTCCGCAGTGGCAGCAGCAGAACCAGCAGCTTCCGGCTGCCCTGGCACCCTCCTGCCCGACCTGCGGCGGTCCCACGATATTCAAGGTCGATCAGAAGTCCAGCCCTCCCGCGTGGAAGGGCTGGTTCTGCCAGAACGCCCCGCGTGGCACCAAGCACGACGTGACCTGGGTTAAGTAGCGGGCCTGATGCGCTGGTTCTGGGTCAGCCTTTCCTTTGCCACCTTCGGCCTGGCCGTTGACGACAAGGGAAAGGTTGCCCAGGCCGCGCCCATCGCAAGATGGGCACTCGGCAAGGATGCCGTTAAGGTTCTTGGTTACTACATCGGCCGTGAGGCCATTATCAGGGAGTTCTAAGATGGTCACAGTCAAGAGAAATCCGCCCGTCCAGCCGACCTTCGACCTTCTCGGGATGACCGAGGAACAGGTGGCCTGGCTCGCTAATTGCATTAGCTCGGACACGCGCAAGGAACCTCGTGATCTCACGTGCATTTACCATGCACTGGTCAACTCGATCGGGACAGTCACATACAACAAGATTCTCCAGGCCGAGGTTGATTAGTGCTTAGCCTGGCCCAGGCGCTAGACAAGAGGGGAGCCGCAGGGCTCCCCCTGCCCGTTGTCTACTCCCGCCTTCATGATGCAGGGTGTGACATATGCCGGTCCCAGCTTAGCCTCATCGTCGGGCCTGCTACTTCCGGCAAGTCAACCCTGGCCTTCAACATGGTAGCCAAGTGGAACGTGCCCAGCCTGCTGTTCCTGCTGGACACTAACGAGCTAACGGCTAGCTGCCGGTTCCTCTCCATCCTTACCGGGGAGGAATACCTGGTCATCAAGAAGCGAATTGAAGACGGGGAAGGGGAAGGTTATGCTGACCTGCTGGCACAGAAGCTTTCCAACATCCGGGTAGTGTTCCATGCCCCGGACCCGGAGGCTGTTGAGCGGGAGATGCAAGCCTACGAGCAGCGCTATGGCCTCCCCCCCGACGTGGTGCTGATCGACAACCTGGGAAACCAGGCCAGTGCCTACGAGAATGAGTGGGCCATGCTCAAGTCACTCACGCTTGAGCTTGACCGGATAGCCAGGGAATCACAGTGTGCCATGCTGGCATGCGCTCACACTACCGACCTTATTTCGACCGAGCCGGCCAGGAGAACGGCTATCCTCGGTAAGGTCAGCCAGTACCCGAGGGTGATCCTGTCCGTCGCTTACAATGCGTACAACGCTGAGTACAAGATAGCGATCGTCAAGAACACCGAGGGTCCGACCGATGCGGGGGCAGAGCACCCGCTTACTTTCTGGGCTGACATGAGCAGGATGAGGATCGAGGAAGACATGTGGTGGACCCCGATTCCGCCTCCCCCGCCTGCCCCCGCCCCGCTTCAGGTCTGGTCAGGCAGCCAGGTGGAGTCTTACAAGGACTAGCTAGTGCCTGAGATCGAGTGGGTGGAGATGGCGGTCAGGGTTGAGTACGGGCTGATCTTCGAGCCCGTACTTTCCCCGCCCACCGTAACCTACGAAGACGAGAGACTGGCCAACGGGGTGCTGGACGCGCTAAGCTCCCCTGGCAGGGTAGTTAAGAGAACGGTCTACCTGGGAGATTGGGAGGAACTGGGCAGTGACCAGGATGCTTGGCAAGGCCCGCAGTGACCATGACCTCACGTGGTGCTGCCGTGGTCATGACCCCGGTATCAAGCAAGGAAGACGCCCCGGCCCTAAGAAGATCGGGCGTCGTGGTCAGAGAGCCCGCGAGCAGCGGGCCTGGCAAAGGGAGGCCAGAGATGAGAACGTGCCCGAGCAAGGCTGACGACGGCAAGGCGGATCATCTGCATGTGTGCAAGCGCAGATGGGACCACTTGTTTAGGCATCAGTGCAAGAAGTGCCCTTACAGATGGTGGTAGAGATGAAGATTCTGGTAACAGGCAGCCGCACCTGGATGGATGCTAACTTCGTTCATGAAGTCCTGAATGATCTATACGCGGCGGAACCCTTCACGCTTGTCTGCGGCTACGACCCCAGGACGAGACAACCCAAGGGAGTCGATCAGTTCTCCTACGAGTGGTCGCTTACACGATTCACTCCCGAAGCTGAATGCTGGCCGGCGTGGTGGGAAGTGTACGGTAAGCCTGCCGGGTTCATTCGCAATCAGAACATGGTTAGCAACGCTAAGCCTGATCTGTGCGTGGCGTTTATTCATGACGGATCACCGGGAGCGACCGATTGCGTCACCCGTGCGTGGGAGGCAGAGATTCCCTTCCGCATCTACACCGAAGGTAACAGAGGGGGACCGGGCAGGGATGCTCACGCCGAAGATATGCTCAGGACGTGGAGATGGCCCCACGCGCGAGACCTGTCGTCACTCCTGGCGCAAGCGGACTATCAAGCGTAACGGGATAGTAGCTATCTACCGGGAGTGCAGGAAGTGCCCCCGCGTAGAGGCAATCCGTGCTAACTAGGGCTTGACGGGAACCCCCGCGCCGGCTACCGTGGGGGGTAGATGAAAGAAGGAGGTACCCCAGATGGGCCTTACCCCAGCGGGCATCAAGTGCCCTGACTGCAAGGGCAGGGGTCGTGTCGCCAAGTGCGAGCACAAGAAGTTCAACCCTCACACCTACAAGATGGACGGCAAGCTCCTGGTGTGCTCAGGAGGTGAAAGATGCAAGAGATGCCGCAGGACGCCGGGCCGTCTGCCGAGGCCGTCCTAGCCCTGGCAGACCTGCCAGCAGCGGTGGGGATGCTCTTTATCCTCAGCCGGTCGGTTGACAACGGGCTGCTCGGTCGGCCCCTCTATGAGGGAACCGTTCCGAAGGCTGTCATAGCTAAGCGCCGGGCTAAGAACCGTCAGGCCCGGCTATCCCGGAGGGCTAACCGGCCATGAGCAGCAGCGGCAAGTGTGAACTTTGCGGTAAGACCTTCGATACCACGTACCGCTCGTTCACGCGGCACATCAGGATAGCTTGCGTGCTGTGCATCAGGACGCACTACCCGAGGGACATAGCCGGGCGCAACATCCGAGGTCCGATTCCTGGCGACAACTGGATAAAGCGATGACACTTTGCGGCTCCTGCCTGGAAGCTAACAAGCTTAACGACATGATCCAGGCAAGCCCGGACTATGCCAGGTCATGGAAGCTCCTGGCTGCCCGCCGGGACTTCCTGCACTGGGCCTGCCGGCAGAACAACCTGCCAGGTGAGTGCGATTGCCCGCACAAGACGGGAGGATCGGTCCTCGGTGCCGACTAGGATTCAGAGGGAAGCCGCTGCTAAGAGACGGGCGGCTTCCCGTCGTGCTACCCTGGCTCGTCACGGCATCACCCAGGAAGACTACGACCGGCAGCTAGCTAAGCAAGGTGGATGCTGCGCGATCTGCCGCTCACCTCACGGCAAGACAAACTTCGCATTTGATCACGATCACGACCATTGCCAGAGGGGTTGCAAGGTCTGCTGGCGGGGCCTACTATGCAAGAAGTGCAACCTGCACCTGCTAGGCTGGATATGCAGGGAGTCCAGTAAGGGCAAGGACCATGCTGTGGAGATTCTTGAGGGTGCCATCAGGTACATCAAGAGCGGAGGGTGCGTCTAAGATGTCATTCGGTACAAAGAACTGTAATTTCAGGTGGTTCGACGGGCGGGTGTATCCCCGGACGGGCCACAAGTACGGCCTCAAAGACAAGGGCACGCTGCACCGCTGCGGACAGGATGAGGATCACGCCGGCCCGCACCGCTGCGGAAAGAGCAAGTGCCCCGCCAAGAAGGAGAAGTAACCAGCCATGCCACGGACGCGCTTGTTCTCGGTCACGATCAAGGATTGCATCGTGCAAACCTTCCGTGCCGGGGGCAAGGGCGGGTCAAACCAGAACAAGAGGGACACCGGGGTACGTATCATTCACCCTGAGTCCGGGGCGGTAGGCGAGGCACGGGATAGCCGCTCTCAGCTAGAGAACAAGAGGGCGGCCTTCCGACGCATGTCAGAGACCCCGAAGTTCAGGATATGGCTTAACAAGAGGGTTCTTGACGTGCCCCCTGACCCCTCCGAGAGGGTGGAGCGCAGTCTTGACCCGGCTAACCTCCTGATAGAGGTAAGGCGAAACGGCCAGTGGGAGAGGTGGCCCGCCGCCTAGCGGCGTGCTAAACTAAGCAACGTAACCAACAAGGGAAGGGATTAACCTTGACAACCACCAAGCCACGGCATCTGATCAATCACATCTTCCTCGGCCTGGAGGGGTGCTGAACACTGTGGTTACCACAAAAACGGGAGATGAAAAGGTATGGGTACCCAGATCAACCCTAGTAAGGGCCTGTCGGTAGCCGATCTTCAGGAGATGGTCACCCTCCTGAGTGCCGTTAAGAACGCGGTCAAGGATCATCACGGCCTGACCGTATCCCGTATCAACGCCCGCCCGCACGGCCAGCGGTGCCCCGTTTCAGATACGCCAGCACTACGGGAGTTACGAGAACGGCGGGCGCAGATGGCTCGGCAGGGGCCATTACGTCCACATAGTCTAAGGGGCAGGTTAAGGTGAAGACTAACGACCAGCTAACGGTGCTTGACCTGTTCTGCGGTCAGGGTGCCCTCTCACTCGGGTACTTCCGGGCGGGGTTCCGGCGTGTGATAGGGATTGACACGTCGGAGTCTGCCCTGAAGCGCTACCCTGATTCCTTCGAGGGGCATCAGATGGACTGGCAGGAAGGGCTCAAGAAGTTTGGGAATGATGCTGACCTTATTATTGCCAGCCCGCCCTGCCAGCATGCCAGCCAGGCGGTCGTCAAGGTCAACAAGCACAAGCACCCTAACCTTGTGCCCGGAGTCCAGTACGCACTCAGGCGCACGGGCAAGCCCTACGTCATCGAGAACGTGCCCGGAGCTAGGCTCCGTGATCCCGTTGAGCTATGCGGTTGCATGTTCGACATGCACATCGAGTACCAGGGTACGGACTTCGCGTTGTACCGTCGTCGCCTGTTCGAGTCCAACATGCCCATCTGGGTGCCCCTGCACGAGGCCCACAAGCGCGCTGCCATGCCAGTGCTGGGTCATGGTGTACCAGGGTGGTTCTACAAGAAGCACGGTTACGGCGTTCCTGTGGACGTGAGGAACGCCCTGATGGGCACGCCGTGGATGACGGAAGCTGGCTGCTCAGAGGCGGTGCCTCCCATCTTCGGGGAGTTCATCGGGCTTCAGGTGAGAATGGCTCTTGACAAGGGCTGGAATCCGCTGGTAGCTTCTTAGGCATGAGAGACCAGGTGCCCTGCGATCAGGAGGAAGCCGGCATGGCTCCCCGTCCGAGAGTCCCGATTGTGGACATGGAATTCCTGTACCCGCTGCCAGGCTGGATGGCTTCGGCGGCTTGCGCTCAGCCTGATGTGCTGGCAGAGCACGGGTACGACCTCATGATCCCCGGCCGGGGCTTGCGGAAGTACGAGCAGCAGATGCGGGTGTGCGGTTCATGCCCGGTCAGGTTTCAGTGTCTTGAGTACGGCTGGGATGAACCCTACGGGGTATGGGGCGGCATGACCGTCCCGGCCAGGCGTGCCCAAGGGGGAGCTAAGGGGCGTCCTTTTGATCCAAGCAACGGGCAGGTCATGATCCCTAGGAGCAAGTAATGCACACCTACGCCGCTGTCGCAACTACTCACCTGCACATCCACCTGCCGGTGGGTTACCTCCTGATCGCCTTCCTTCTCGGCCTGGCTGCCGAGAAGATAGTAGAGATGTTCAAGAAGTAACCATGACTCCCGACGAGCTTACCTCGGAGCTAGATGCCCCGGTTCCTCCCAGGATTCGCAAGCTTCTTGATGAAGCCGAACGTCTCGGGTGGGATCACCGGCATACTAGCCTCGTGGTAAGGTACAACAGGCCGGGAGATGGTGACGCCCTTCCCTTCTTTGCCAGGTGGGACTTGATCGCCAGCAAGGATGGCAGTAAGCGGAGCTGGCGCTTCGAGGGAGCCCGCGTGGCCAACGGCCAGCCCCTGAACTACAACGACATCTTTACCTACCTGGCTGACCCGAGGGTTGCCCAGCCAGAACCCCCGCAGGATGATGATGACGACCTGGCGGCAGCCTATGCTTCCTGGTCTTCATCGGAGGGAGATAGATAGATGAACATCAAGAAGGTTAAGAAGTACGTCAGCATAGGGCTCAAGCTATCCGCGTTCCCGGTCGTCTTCATGGTAGCCGAGGCTATCCAGATCGTGGTCATGGTTGCCCTGATCGGGCTAGCTGTACCGCTGCCCTCCGGGACCATCGGAACAGGGCTGGCCGCCTATGGCGGGCTCGTGATGATCCGTTACCTGTTCAAGGTGATTCTGGCTAACCTGAGGGCCGAGCCCGAGGGTGCCATGCAACTGCACAAGCACGCCGCCGCTGGTCGTGCTGCACAGAGCATGCCCGCCTCTCCCGTCTTCGGCGGGGAAGCCGGCCCGAGGCGTCCCGACCCGGCCAGCACGGCAGCCTTGCGTGCCGTCGTGGCCTCGCTGCAACGCCAGCGCATGCAAGCAGCAGCAGCTAAGGCATCAGCAGGAGACGCGGAAGACGAGGGCAAGTCTGAAGACGATGGACATTTCGGACAGTACCTCTAAGCCGCCGATAGCTCCGGTCTTGGAGCACTACGGGTTCGCTGGCCTCCCCGGATGGGGGGGCTGGCGGCCCGTACGGTGCGCTTTCCATGACGACAGGCGGGCTAGCGCCTCGGTCAACATAGAGGAAGGGGCCTTCAAGTGCTTTGTCTGCTGCAATGAGCACGGTGACCCGCTAGCAGGAGATGCCTACTCGGTAGTTCAATTCGCGGAGGGAGTCGGCTTTGCTGAGGCTAAGCGACGAGTTCAGGAGATCACTGGACACAGCTACGGAGACTTTTCACCAGGCGATTACGTCCCCCGTAGTAAGCTACCTGCATGGACGCGGGGTAACAACGGACATGGTGGTCGAGTACAAGCTTGGCATGGTAACAGATAGCGTCAGCGGTTATGCTGACTATGCCGGCATGATATCCATTCCGTACCTGACCCTCCGGGGCGGGGTGTGTGCTATCAAGGTCAGGCAGCCGCACAACTGCGAACCTTCCTGCAAGCACTCAAGGTATCTTCAGGCAGCCGGGGAAAGCAGGCTCTATAACACCCTTGCCCTTGAGCGAGCGGACCATGCGGGGTACGTGGGCATCTGCGAAGGCGAGTTTGACGCCATGATCCTTACGTCACTGTGCGGCATCCCCTCGGTAGGCATCCCGGGTGTTGATACCTGGCACAAGCACCCGGAATGGTCGCTGATGTTCCGGGGTTACAAGCGCGTGCTGATCTTCAGGGACAATGACGAGCCCGATGCGAATACCGGGCGACGGCCAGGACTTGAGCTTGCTAAGCGCCTGGCTAAGGATATCGACACAGCCGAGATCATTACCCTCGCATGCAAGGACGCTACGGATACCTACTTGCAGCATGGCCCTGCCGAAGTTCGCCGGGCTGCCGGGCTCTAAAAAAATTACCGACTGAAAGGAATTAAGGCGATGTCCAAGGTAAGACCAGAGGAATTCACAGGCGAGGCAATACTGATCTGGCCTGATGTCAAGACCAGCAACGCAATTCCGGGCTGGGGATTCAGGATCAGGAATGCCCGCACGGGCAACCAGGTCAACACGGTTTCCGAGGCCAACATTCATCTGTGCGCAACCGACCTGGCATGGGCCGAGTTTACCATGTTCGCCGGTCCCGAAGGCGAACCCATAGAAGACGGCAGTCCTGAATGGGTCCAGGCTGACGGTGACTGGGAGCTTAAGACTGCTACCTTCAACTGGCTTATCGTCGGCATGGAGCACGCGGAACTGCCCAACCCGGATGAAGCCCCGGCCCTGCGCTATCCCGGGGGTGGTACAGATGCTTAGCCCTGCTCTTACCGAGCACCTTAGCTCGGTCATTCCCCGGATAGCCACGCAGTTGCACCGTGGCTACAGCCGTATCGGAACCGAAGACCTCGCCCAGGAAATGTGGGCCGGTGCCCTGACCCAGGCTGAGAACCTTGAGGGGCTGCTTGCCGAAGGCCAGCTTGACATCCTTTTCAACGCCGTACGCCGGGCTGGCTGGCGGGCCTGCAAGGATGACGAGCGGCAGCAGCGGGCCGAGAAGGCGGCGGCCGAAGGCTACGCGGTCGATGACGAGCAGTTCTATACGATGGGCCTCCTTCGCCTGCTGCTCCCTGCGTACCTGGACGGCGGGGTGGTAGCCGAACCACCCAAGGGCAGGGTCCGGGGCCGCAGCGGGCTTCTCAGCGAGTCTGGGGACTACCTGGCGATGATGACTGACATCAGCCTGGCGATGGGGAAGATCAAGAGGCACGAGCGGGCGGTTATCGAGACGTACTACGCTGCTCCGCAGGGTGATGACTCCGACTCCCGGTTTACCCGCAACCAGATTGCTAGCTCGATGGGGCTTACGCTTAACGCCCTGAAGATCAGGGTTCACAAGGCGGTACGTTCCCTTCAGCGGGAGCTTGGCGGGGATAACCCCTGGCGTCGCCGTGACATGGAATACCAGACCGCCCCGGTTGGGGGTCGGACGGATCGTGTCGGGACCAACCCGGTGTCGGGTGTAGCTGGCCAGCCCAGCATATCCCGGCAACGGGCACTCAGGGGGCTAAATTGAGCCGTAAGCGGCGTCCCAAAAAAATAATCAGTTTGCAGCCTAACGGGCTGCCTGCAAAGTCCTCTTTCCTATCCGAATTTCAGAGCGCCGTGGATTCGGTACTTACTGCTACCGGGATACCTGCCTTTACTTTCAACACCATTCCTTTCCATGCGGACAAGGCCGCTTACTGGCCGCTAGGAACAGCGGCAGCACAAGATTACCTTGACATCGCCTGGCCGATGGTCGATCCGGGCTATACGTCGTACGCTCCGGTAGGCTACGGGAACGCTTGCCTTATCAGCGGGGATGGTGTAAATTACTCGGTAGGATGCACGTGCCATCAGTTTCCGAAGGAGGAATGCCCCCGTGAGAGGAAGTTGCTCAAAATCGCCAGACGGGACGCACAAGCCAATGGAGCGGCGTAGGAAGACCCGCTATATCGACGCGGGTCTGATGAGCCACCGTCGCGTCAGCGACAAGCCGTTTAAGGGCTCACGAAAGGTGGTTTATGTCTACCTGGAATGTGCCTGGTGCTCCAAGGATGGCCTGAGTATCGAGTAGGGGCAGAATGCTGGTTTTCGACGTAAGGTCTGGCTTAGGCTGGGCCTTACGGATTCCGGTTCGATCCCGGACTGCTCCACAACGCAAAAAAGACCCCCGCCGGGTTAGGGCGGGGGCCTGTCTCTCTTACTTGTCACCCTTGCACAAGCACCCGCGCCCGCGATTCTTGGCGCAATGCCTGCAAAGCCGGCAGGGAAGTGCCAGGACGCTGCACTTACACTGCTTCAGGCCCTTGCTCACCGTCGCCCCGAATCCCTTGGGACGCTTCTTGCCCTTAGGCCAGCCCATTACTTGATCGGGTTGTTTCTCTTGGCCTGCCTGATCATGCCGGCCTTGATCTTCTTGGCCCCGGCGAGTGCCTTAGCGTCGCCTGGGTGGTGCTTCCTGGCCAGGGCGATAACCTCGTCACCCTTAGCCGCAGCTTCCTTCATGGCACGCTTCTGCACGTCCTGGTCGTGCTTCTTTTGCTGCTTGGCGATTTCGGTGTTGACCTTGACCGGATCAATCTCGCCGCCCTTGTAGACCCCGCCGCTTGCGTAGCGGCCCTTGATCTTCTTAAGCACCATCTGGCTTACCTCACTTTTCCCAGAGGATGACCGCATACACGTGTGGTGACATGCGCTTGACCTGCACCTTGAAGGTGCCCTTCTCGAACTGCCTTTTGGCTCTTGCCATCACGATCTTACGGGTAAGCTCGGCTTGAGCCTTAGCGGTGCCTTCCCGCCAGTTGCCTTCCGGGTCTTTGTCATCGCGGAAGGTCTCCCGCGTTATCTCCCTCATCGTCCATACTCCCCTTTCGCTTGCTTGGTTGCCTTTATCCTAGCCGACATGGCCAGCCCCGTCAATACCAGACGGGGCCGGCTAAATCTGTTAGGACGATGGCGGCGGCTGTATATCCCAGAACTTCACGCCGGCGGGCACGAACAGCCGCCAGTTCTGCTTGTTCAGGTAGGCAGCGAAGCCGGGAGGCCAGCCCCTGGCACAGTGAATGGTGTAGTCGAGCATGGTTGACACGTCGCTGTGATGCCGCCGCAGGAACGTGTGCATCGACCAGTGCCCGGTTGCCGTGTACTGGGTGACCGCCGATCCCTGGCACGTTACGGCTGGCGGTCTGCTCGTGATGGTTGCGTGGGCAGGGCTGGCGGTAACCGTACCGCACCCTGCAATCAGCAGAACGGTAGCAGCTACTGCTGCCGTGATCTTTCGGTTCATGGCCTAGCCTCTCCTGCTATTTGGGCAATCCCCGTCGTGTGGCCACAACGGGGCTGATGATCCGCACTCGGGACAAGGGCCGAGCATGTCGTTCATGGCGTCATGGTGGCCCTGATGAAGACCGGCCGAATAGCCCTCCCCGTCGTTAGCGTGCAGTAGCTTGATGATGGCCTTCTGGTTGCAGATTTGCTCCCGCATCCCGGCCGCGTGCGCGGCCAGGTCTTCGGTTGCCTGGCGTTCTGCCTGTAGCTCAGCCCCAAGCTCGGATACCCTTAGCTCGGAGTCTCGCATTGTCTTGACCGCCGTGTCGAAGTTGCGACGGTAACCCGCAACGGTGCGCCTCTGGTCATCCAGCATCCTGACCTGATTGCAGTTGGCCCGCTGTAGCGACCGGATAGTCCGGTAGGGCCGCAGGATCGCCCTTAGCCTAAGGGCAGGGAGCTTAGGCTCCATGTCGAAGTAGTCCGGCGCTATCTCGGTGTACTTCATGGCCTCTCCTTAAGCTGGCTCGGGTCGATTACTTCCCACCCGGTAACTAGTGCCCGCTCGATGGTGATAACCTCCCGGCGATCAAGCCGGGGCCGTCGCCAGCTAGTAGCTGACTCCGGGCCGTACTTCTCATTGGCCGCCAGAATCTGGACGATGGCGTTCCGGGTCTTAAGCGTCCGCTTAAGCCTTCGAGTGCGATGCGCGGTTCCCCCTGGCGGGGGCTCCGAGGTAACGCGGTATACGTACTCAGCGGTCATGACAACCCTCTCTCTCTGTACCAGGTAACCGAATCGGTTGTGTTGGATGTTATGTGGAACAGCCCAGGATGGCCAGGGCAGCGGTAGGCTCTCAGGGGGTGACCTGGGTATGCCCCCCGCCCTCTCATCGCCTTACGGGCCATCCTGGCGTCTTCCCGACTGTAGTATCGCACCTTCGGTCGTCCGTCCTGTCCTATGCACCTGCATTCGGGGGCTGACCACAGTTCGTGCAGACCTCCATGCTGTGCTTGTTCCTGTGTCCGCATCTTAAGCACACCCACCAACTAGGCATCGTTTTGACCCCTACTCGTGACACCAGCACTGGCACATCGTGTTCTCGCAGTCCAACCCTCGCCCGGTCCTATGTGACTGACCGGTGTCGCACTCCCGGCTGACACGACGTGTCACTAGCTCGGCATCAAGCTCCGCGTGCGTTCTTTCCATGATTACTCCCTGTAGTTTTTTGTTCGATTTTACCCCTTCTAGCTGGGGTGACTCTCCTGGGGACTAAGCTGACTCCCAGGAGAATCATCCTACCTAGTGACGGGTGAAGTCGTCAACTACTTCCGTGTGACTGAAGATGTAGACCAGTCCCAGCACCCGGCCGCCCTCGTCGGATGCCACCGTACGGGCCTCATCGTAGGTCTCGCAGGGCTCGCCCGTGTCCCCGTCCCGGCTTTCGACTACATACCGGGTGATCGGGAAGCGGACGTTACCGCCGAGACTAGGCACTGTCCACGAGGCGGAACTTGGGCTTATCCGCGTGCTGGCCGAGCGACTTGGGCGAATCGTCGCCGGCAATGGTGACCTTGTAACAGTGGTGCGTCGCAAGGTGGAAGATGACGATGCCCTCCGGGTTCATGAACCCCGGTGCGGCCACCGATCCGTGCTTGCGAAGCAGGCCGATACTGCCTTCCACAAGCTCGTCACAGAGTGCGCCGTGCCCGATGACCGGGACAACGCCCAGGTTCGGAGTGACGAACTCGTTGCCGGCCCACCTGCTCGTGTTGAACAGGCTAAGCCGCTTAGCGGTCTGGCCGTAACCCCGCTGGATGCCGTGTCCCCACCATTCCCCGAAGTGCAGGCCCGGCCCGAGGTCAGCGGCCAGGGTCTCCGCATTCTCGTAGGCCCACCTGGCAAAGCCGAAGTTGTCGGCCTCGGGGGTGATGATCCTGGTGCGAGACTGAGCGTAGACCAGGAAGGTGCGGGTCTCCGCACCGTTCCCCGTCACGATCAGGGTAGCAGGCTGGCGATCCCAGCCGAACGGCAGCGCCCCGTTGGGGCTGCGCTCGATCTCCACGACACCAACAGCGGCGTTCATGCCGTCGATCTTCTCGGATACCACCGAGTTGCGCCGGTAGCGGCCGATTTTCTGCCAAGCCTCAAATTGAATGGGTTCCATTGCCTGTCTGCCTCTCCCTTTTACCCTTCCTGGTCTAGCCAGGCTAGGCGAGCTAAGGACCGATCTTAAGCCCTTAGCCCACCTGGCCGGTCTAGCTGGCCGGGGTGACCGTCTCGCCCTGATCGTCTGCGGTGTCCGCGTGGCAGACGGAACACGTCGGGTCGTCACACGGGCCAAGGTCGCCCAGCATGCTGCCGAACAGGGACTTCATGACATCTCCCTGCACCCGGCTCATAAGCTCCGGGTCCATCGAAAGTCCCAGTTCGATCAGCAGCGCGGCGGTCCCGATCGGGTCCACGTTCCCGCCCATCAGGGTTGACCCGTCCTTGCGGAAGCCGATGATCAGGAAGCCATCAAGCTCATCCGGCTCCTGGCCGAGCAGCATCGCCGCTGACGGCAGCACGTCGGCGATCGGCAGGGAGTTTTCCTCCACGATCTGGCCAGGGGTGGCCATCGCACGGGTGGTGTACTCCCTGATCTTGCCGGCAAGCTCGTTGTTCTCTGGCATCTTGATGCCCTCTCTCTTGGCTACCTGCTCTTGATCGGTCTGGCAGGGCTTAGAAGGCCAGGGAGGCTAGGCCCTGGCCAACTAGGTCCGTCAGGTCGTCATGAGCAGCCCCTGAGCGAGTACCAGCGGGATGTCTTCGGCCGGAACGTTGCCGAGGATGTAGACCTCGCTGGGGTCTACGGCGTCGATCATGACCAGGGCGATGACGCCGACGTGCTCAGCCGGGATTCCCAGCGCCCCGGCGATAAACTCATCCAGCGAGTCGGCTGCCGTGTCGGTCTGCACCCAGTCGCCGTAGGCGTGGCCGAAGGTGTTGGTAGCCGGCGTCGGCGTGATTCCCTGCTCGGTCGTCTTGTCCATTTTGGTGCTCCTATCTTGGTTCCCGCTCTAGCGGGCTGCCCGACACTCGTAACCTACAGGGGCTAGTTACGAGTGTCAAGCGGTCTGCTAGATCAGCGTGCCCTGACGTTCAGGCTGCCCGGCGTTGCGTACGTGTAATGCTTGAAATCGCCGTCAGCCGTCTTCTTGGTGGGGGGCTTAGCCGCTACCCGGCAGGCCAGTCTGTGCAGCCTGCCCCGTAGCTTGGACTTGCGTAGCCCCATGCCCGTAAGCGGATCGGTAAGGGTACGGGCAGAGAAGCGACCAGGCCCGGCGTCGGGCTTGCGGAGTCTCGGCTCCGAGTTGGCCTTTTTCTTGGCTAGCGCTCTTGGTGCTGCCATGTTACTTCTTTCCCTTCCCCTTTAGGGTCACGTAGCGACGGATGATGGTCTTGATCTTGATGCCGGGCACCATTGGCAGCAGAACGTGCTTTGCCCGCTTCTTGCCGCTGTTGCCCATGTAGTCGGCCTTATACCGGGACCGGGGCTTGTGTGCCCGGTACTTGTACTTGAGGTTAGGCCCGGTCAACTCCATTTTTCCCTGACTCTCCCTTCGTTTTCTTAGCTGACTTGGCCAGGCTAGAGTTGCCCCTAGCATGACCAGGCCGGTTAAGAACCTTCGGGGTCATCGTTCCCGGCGAGCAGCGTGAGCAGTCCGGCGATAGCCGGGTCGTCGCCTGCCAGGTCTTCCAGCGACTTGATAAGCTCGCCCAGTGCCGGGTCAGCGCCTGCCCGGATTGCCGTCGTGACCGGGCCGTCCGATCGAACGTCCATCATGGCCATCACGCCCGAAGCGAACAGCACGGCGGCTTCCGCTAGTGCTGGCAGTTCCTCGGTCTCGAAGGTGCTCAGAACGTCGAACAGCAGCCGCTTGTCTCCGGTAAGGCATGCCCGCAGAAGTGCATCACCGATCGTCTCGCACGGACCTTCGTGGTTTCCGCCGCAATCGTTTGCCATTGCCTCTCTCCGTTCTGCTAGCTAACCTTTAGCCAGCTTGGCTAAACAGGGAACGTGGCCCTGTCTAACCAAGACGGTTAAAGCTCGTCTGGTGCCGGCTGCTGCTCAGTCTCGGCCTCGGCCGCGAACTTGACGAACAGCCGCAGCACGCCCTCTCCGTAGTGCTGAGCGGCCTTGATGCTCAGTTCCCGGTGATCCAGTCCCCGATGGTCGCAAGCCGCGTGGCACGCCGAGTTGAGGATGACGATCGCCTGAGTCAGGCCGCCGAGCACGTCATCGTCGGTCTGTTCAATGAGCAGGTCGTACAGAGTGAGCACGTCGCCGTCAAGCGCGGCGTGCAGCAGTGCCATTCCGAACGGCCTGCCCTGGTCTTCGCTGTTGACTGGCTCCTGGTCATCCTCACGGCCGATCAGCAGCACTTCCTGGTCTGCCGCTGGCTTAGTGGTTGTCATGCCCTTGCTCCTTCTCTCGATCGACTGGCTTGACTGGGTACGTACCTGCCCAACGTAGCGGACACGAAACCTGGCGTCAAGCCCTGCTGAACTTGGCTAGCAGGTCTGCGACCGGTCGTTGCGCATCGCACCCTGGCGAGCTAGCGGCCACCTGAAATCTGGGCTCACATGCTGCCTGGCTTGCGCCATGTGGCGGCGGGGCAGAGTGCAGAACTCATCAGGCATAGAGCCGTCTTGCGGCATCTTGCTGCCTGCCGCACACGTGACGGTTGAGCCGGTCTAGCCACTTGGGTATCTCCACGTTAACTCTCCCTTGTTGTCGGTCGGATTGGTCAGTCAGATTGGTTGGATTGGTCAGACCAGACCGGGCTTAGTCATGCTAAGCCCGACCTTACCGGGTCAATCCAGGTAATCACAGTCGATTACGACTATCTCTCTCGTCTTGGCATCAATGAGACAGGTTAGGGTAACTTCCCCATGCCTGCCGAATTTGCCATCTTCTATGATGGAATCGACCAGCATGGGAGGCAAGCCCTGATCTGCCAGAAATTCTGCCATGCCGTCTTCTTCCATGTCGAAGTAGGCATGAACCTTGAATGGACGCATAACGGGCACGTCCGGGTCTGGCCCGGCTGGCTCGTCATCATCATCGAACTCGCCATACGGGGGTACCTCTGGCGGTACCTCGGAATCGCTCATCGATGAATCCTCGTCGGCCTTAGGTTCGGGCTTAGGCGGTAGCTTAATCCGGTGAGGCTGGTAGTACATGGCAAACTGGGGATCGTTACCGTCGTTGTCGCCATCGTCGGATTCATCGTCATCTTCCGACTCTGTCTCGCTGTCGTCGTTGCTGCTGTCGTCGCTGTCAGACTCAAGCTGGTCAAACAGCTTATCTATCTGGTCAAACAGCTTATCTATGTCATCGTCATATTCGGTTTCCTCGTCGGCGGCGTACTCATCATCATCCGACGATGACTCATCATCGTCATAGTCGTCTTCGGAGTCGCCCTGCTGACTGTCTTCGGACGGCTGGCCATCCTGTGACGATGATGATTCCCCATCACCTTCGGCATCATCACTCTCGGTCCCGGTTTCGTCCCCGGTAGCCGAGTGCATTTCACCGCTGGCGTTGTCTCCAAGATCAAGACCTGCCGCTCCACCTTCGCCGGCGGGCATCAAGCCGTTATCCTCGGATGTCTCGCCTAGCTCACTGACATCAAATTCTATGTCCGTAAGCGTGGTAACCGGACCATCGTCACTGCCGACGCTAGACTCGCCTGGCTCATCAGGCCAGTCACCAGGCGATGGCTCGCCGTCACCCCCAACGGGTGCCGGGGGAATCGGCTTGTGCTCAATAGCAGCACACGATTTGCAGCATTCAAAAGGCCACATGGCACACGTAGCCTTAAGGCAGTGCCACGCATCGCACTCGGGGCATTGCCTGGCATCTTCCCAGTAGATCGCCGCTCCGCAATTGTGGCATTCCTCCATTGCGTTTTTCCCCTCTCGCTTTTCACAGCACTTGCTTTAGGCAAGCAACACCACTTAGGGACTAGCCAAGCGCCCTAAGTGATGCAACTCGTCTAGAAGTCGTCCACGTACTCCACAATGCTCTCCCTTGCGGTTTCGCCGGTGATGACCTCAGCGCCGTTGAAGGTTTCGTCTATGCTGGCGGTTGTGAGAACCAGCGGGTTAACCTCCCGCTTGCCGTCTAGGGTGATGCTCCGTATCTGCCAGCGATCACTGCCGAACTCGCCGAGCCTGAATAGGACCGTAGCGTATTTCGTGTTCAGCCCCGGCCGGTCGTAAGCGATTGCGATAACCGGGGTACCCCACCCAATCCTCGTTACCCGCGATTGGCTGGCCGATATTGATTCCGCTCATAATCTCTCTCCGTTCACTTGCTGCCATCATGTCTAGGCATACATGACCGGGCACGACTTTACGTCGTGACCGACCAAGACGGCCTAGCTAGCTAGTGCGCCACGAATATATCGAATAGCAAGAACAGCATCCAATAATTCGCCAGCCACTGAAACGCTTCGGCGCACCAAGCGGCTAGTTGCCAGAGAATGTCCAGCGCGAGTCTAGCTCGCAAGTCAACTACCATCCCGAACCGCCGGGATTGCCGTTGAACGGCTCACGCTGCAACGGCCTGATGATGACCTCAGCGTGCTTGCGCGGCGCGACGTGACGGCCACGACGGAACCATGCCCTAAGTATCCTCAGCATCTCTTGATCCTCTCTCATCCTTACCCCTGGTCACTGACTAGCCAGGCTGAGCGAGCTACGGTTGGTTATCCGTAGCTCACCCTAGCTTGTCTGTCTACTCGCCTCTTATTAGCCCCATGAGCCGAAGGTACCTGACCAACTCGTCATGAGCGTTGCTCTCTCCGTATGCCGGGTTAGGTATGATGATCATACCGTCCGGCAGGCCGTTAAGGAACACGCTAGCCGAACTGCCACGGCCACGATTGTTCCTGACGTAGTTACTAACCGGGTTACCATCCTCGGAACCGAACTGCAACCGTCGCAGCATGCCGGGATGACAGTAGGCCATGAGCAGCATTCCCGGGTCCAATGAATCCATTGTGCCCTTGACCAGGATGCGTGAATGGTATTCGCCACCCTGGAACCGTGCGCCCATATCAACCCAAAACTCGGTAGCATGGCCGAGACGGTCAAGTGCGATAGCTAGTGCTGTTAGCACTTGCCCGCGCATCATGAACTCGTCAGAACCTACGCCAGCCATAGCGTCGGTTGAGCAGATAAGGCTTAGCACCTTACCTAGCCGGCTTGTCTTGACCAGCGGGTAATCAACCATGTGCTCAGGATCGCCAGAACAGTACAGTCCGACTTCAACATCCGATCCCGCTACATCGTAGCGGGGAGTGAACGTGTCTATCTCATGCTCGGCTTCCATCGCCCGAACGGCATCCTCGGCCACTTCGATAGTTTCATCTAGTGGGCCGTGCCAGCCGTTGGTCATGGCCATTTCTGCGACGCGCTGTAGCGACTCATTGCCTGCCCAGTCGTCATTACCCGACGCTAGGCCGATATCCCAAAGCTCGCCATTGTCCGGCCGCTTGGCACGTCTCAGCGCAGCCTCACCGAAGTCCGCCATGCTGTAGAACGTCGATACGTAGCATGTACGGCCGCTTCCCGTCTTGGCTACCTTAACATCTTCATAGGGATGCTCGTCACTCATTTACTCTCTCCTTATCACTTGGTACCTAGCTAGATTTAGGCACACTCGGCCAGGCTAGGATTTCCCCTAGCCCGACCGGCAGTGTCTAAATTGACGGCGCGCTCACTCCAAGCGTGAGCTTGCCCCAATCGGCGTCTGACAGTCCGCCACGGATACGCCATGTAATGGCCTCTTTGGCGCT